CAAAAATAATTAAATCAGGTCAAGAAGGATTTGATAGTATTTTAGAAAGTCTATCAAATTCACCAAAATATTTAGATTCACAAAAGAAATTTTATCCTAATTTACAAAAAATGTTTAAAAATGATCAATTAAAATTATTAAGTGGATTGAATGATTATTTGATATTTAGGAAGGTTTAGATAGATGTTATAAATTAATTTAGTTTCCAGATTGCCAAGTACAAATTTTGGAACAATTGCCGCAATCGTTAGTCTTGTTGGGAGTGCATATATTATTCTGAGTCCAGGTGTCTCCGTCCTGCTTTACATCGCCATTTGCTTCACAATACTTAATAAAATCGCTGCATTCAATCCCGGAGTCACCTCGACCTTCGCAATCAGAAGAGCTTGGATCACATGTTATATTCCCTTCAACAGTTTTACAACCGCAAACAGATTTAAGCATATTTGCTAAAAGCATACCAAGTAGTAAAGCAACAACACACATGACAATAGTTTCCGTTTTCATTTTTATAATATAACATAGATTTTTTTTCTGTTAATTAGAAAATAAATTTGATTAAATTATTCAACAACTATAAAAAAAATGCCACAAATTAAATCAAACGGATATAATATTTCATATCCACCACTAACCGGACAATATGCTTATTATGATTCACGAACGAAAGAACATGGATTGAATAATTATCTAATAAAGGTAGATGGTAATGTGAATCAAGTAGCATGTCATTATTCGCTATCATTTAAGAAAAATCCTGAACCATTTGTTACATGTCAAGGAATCATTCTAGAAATTGTTAAGGAAATTAATTTATCTTAAATAAATACAATCACGATTAATAGGAATATTATATTTAACACACCAATCATATGAATTTTTTACTTGTTCTTTAATACGTTCATTAATATTTTTTACATTAAATTTCAATATATTTTTTATATAATTAATCTGATTATTTACGAAAAGATTATTATATTCTTTAATTTTATCTATAAATTCTTGGGGAATATTTATATGTAAATTGTTAACATTATCATAATATTTGTCAAGAAGATCTATAATTTCTTTATTAAAAGGTTTAAATCCTTTACAAACAATATATTTTTCAGAATTAGATAAACGACTAACTGTAGGTTTATAAATATAAACTTCTGAATATGATAGAAATAAAAAATATATTAATTGGACTGTTTTATGATAAAATAAATCGAATACTTTAATAATAAATGTTCCTCCTTCAGATTGAATATTCAACGCAATAAATATTTCAGAAAATAATAATTTATATGATGATAATTCTTGTTTATTAAAATCTTCAGAGTAATCAAAACCACCATCAGATGTAACAAATTGACTCATACCTTTTGATTTAATTATATTTATAAAATTAATAGCATTATCTTTAACATAAATATTTCCAGTATTTTGTTCGGTATTGATATGGACTTTATTATTTTTTATCAATCCATTATTCCAATAAGGGATTCTACGATCATTAGTTAGTAATGTAATACCATATATGTCTGTAATTTTATTATCAAGTAAACAATTTATAAATCCTCCAGGGCCTTCTGCTATACAAGATGCTAAATTGAAATTTTTTATATCAAAATCATGAATAATTTCATGTAATTTAAAATATGATCTGGAAATAGGATTAACATTAGATATATTCCTAGATTTATTAGATGATGTATAAATATATTCATATTTATTGTGTAATTTTTTGAATTTCTCCCATTTATCTTGAGATATAACATCAATATGAGATTTAGTTAAATATAATAATTGTAATAATTTATCATCAATACAAATATTATCATAATTATTAGTAGATGATAATATTAATTCACAAGAACAGTCTAGTTTAAATAATTTCATAAAAAGATAATAGATTAATTTTTAAATATGATTATATAGCACATGATTTACAATTAAGATTATTAGTTACATTCATATATGTTTCATTTGACCCCATAGGACCACTAGCATATACATCACCAAATTCACGACCACCATTTAATCCTGATTCTTCAGGATAATTCCATATTTTATAATTATTACCTCCGACTAAACCTATACCATATCCGTCAGTAGATTTTATTAAATCTCTGTCATCAACCATAACACCTATACTATTTAATACAGCACTATCATTTTTCATTAATTTATCTGGGATAACATGTTGAGCACCATTTAATTCACAAGACATTTTATCACCATTAACACTACAATTACTAGGTAATATCTTTTGTTGGTGATCAATATATTTATTATTGTTATCATTATCAAAGAAATATCCAACATTAGTTAATTCATTTTGTATATTACTATCAGCAAATGCAGGATATTTAGTTAAATATTCATCACTTGTCATTTCAATAGTTTTTTCTTTACCGTCATATTTTTTAGCTAAACCTTGAAGTGTATGATTACCAGGATGAGCATCCATGGTATCTTTCTTTATATAACCTGGATTAAATACTTGAGGATTTCTGACATAAATATCTAAATTACTTTTGCGAACTATATCAAGTGAGGAAACATCTTCGGGACCTTCATTTAATTGATCATACATTGGTTTATATCCAGATGATAATGGATGACTTATATTAGATAACATAGGATCAGGGAACTTATAAAATGGATCTTTATAATCAACTTTAACCTTCGATTTTTCTTTAATAGTTTTTCTTACTTCATTTTTTTTTGTTTGTATTTTTTCTTTATTTTTAGTAAGATTAGTTAGAATATTTTTACTTAATATATCATTAATACCCATTCTATTATTAATAATATTTTGAAGTATAAATAATATAAAAAACGCGATTACAACTATTAGAATAGAATTCATATATTATATATAATATAAAAAATTATTTTCAATATTATTTTGAGATTGATACATTAATGTAATAAAATTATCATATTTTTTTACAATTATTTTAATATCATCAATAATATTTTCATATAATATATATTCTTCTTCTAAGTGTGTTTCAGAAAAATTAAATTTATCACAATCATATATTTCATATTTTTGTATTAAATAATTATCAGTAAAATGAATATCTTTATCAATGATTCTGTTAAATATTAAATCATTATTAGATATAATTCTAATATTATTAATCCAATATTCTTTAACAGACCCTTCATATTTTAAATCATATTTATTGATTAAATATGATAATTTATTAATATCTAATTTATGATCATAAAAATCATCATTTATTTTAGAACAAAAATAATAATTATACATTAACCAAAAGTATTTTCGGCAGAATATGTTATATATAAGAAACCATCACTATCTTTATGTAATTTATATAGTTCACCAATAATATCACTGTTATTAGGTACTATATGATTAACAAAAAAAAACAATGCTTGTGATGAATCTAAATTAATTCTTTTTCTGATAGTATATATAAATTGAGTAAGAGTCATATCATTAGAAACTAAATATTTATTTTTATCGATATTATTCAAATCACATTTATTAGATTTTGAAACAATTATAGGTGTTTTATCAGGGTGTTTTTCAATAATTTTAGTTGATTCACTTAATCTTTCTTCAAATGATTTTTCTTTTTTATAGTCATATTCAGGATTTTTTTTATTACTAAACATTTATTATTTATATTATATTTTTTTTAATTATTTAAAAAAAAATTGTATATTTAAAATAAAATGAGGACAATTGTTAGAATTAATATTGACTCCACTATGAATGATCTTGATTTAAATATTGAGAACAAAAGTATAGTTAATACATTAAATAAAAATTCAAATAATCGTGGATTAAATAATATTCGTCATTTATATACATGGATTAATGATAAAAAAACTATCAGATGTTATGGTTGGTATGATGGTGAAGAAGAACATATTAATAAACATGAATTAATTCCAAATGGTTCGTCCAAATTTATTGATGAAGATTCATCAATTATATTATTATATGGAGATATATTTTTGATTGCATTTGATGATAAAAATAGAGTAACTAATTTTGATATATCAGCATATGGTTTATATCATAGTATTGTTCATGAAGGAATAGATAATTGTCTAACTGATGATTCAGAAGATTCTGAACCTGATACTGAAGAAGAAGATTCAGATTACGATGATGATGAAGATGAAGAAGAAGAAAATGATTTTGAAATTATTGAAAGTGATAATAGCGATAATGATAACGAATTACAAAAAGACAATAATAATTATTAATATTTATAAATTTGATTATTTAATTATTAAAATATCAATATGGACTCTAATAACGATAAAATAAGAAATAAATGTGTTAATAAATTAAATTACATCATAGATAATGATTCATTATCACGTAATATAGAGAAAAATATATTTAATTTTATAATTGATTATTCTAATGAAAATAATATAACTTGTAAATGGAGTAACAAAATATTTTATAATCTGTATATATCAAAAATAAGATCTATATATATTAATTTAAATAAAGATTCATATACTAAAAATAATTATCTATTAGAAAAGATTAAAAATGGTGATATAAAACCTGATGATATATCAAAATTATCTGTATATGAAATACATCCAGAAAATTGGAAAGAAATAATAGATGCTAAAATTAAAAGAGATAAAATGAAATATGAAATAAAACCCGAAGCGATGACTGAAAGATATAAATGTCGCAAGTGCGGTAGTAGAAAATGTTCATATTACGAATTACAAACTAGATCTGCTGATGAACCTATGACTCAATTCTTTACTTGTCTTGACTGTAAAAATAAATGGAAAATGTAAATTTTATATATATATATATTAATTATATATGTATTACTTATTAGGTTTAACTATAATAAGTGTTATAACAGGATTATTAACTGGTGTAATAGGTGCAGGACCTGAAGTATTAATTGTCCCATTATTAGCGATGTTTGGACTATTAAGTTCAACAAAAAAAAGAATAGGAACATCTCTTTTTATGTTGTTACCACCTATAGGTTTATTTGCTGCTCTTAAATTTTATAAAAAAGGATATGTTGATGTATTTGCAGCATTATATATGTCAGCTGTTTTTACTATAGCAGCAAGTATATCAGCAGAATATAGTATACATATTAATCACAATCTATTAAAAAAAATGTTTGCTTTATTTACAATAAGTATTGGTATATATTATTTTTTTAAAAAAGAAGATACAAAACATTAATATAAGGCCATGCCATCTTTATTAACAGTTTTTATAACACAATTATCAGTATTACAATCTTGTTTTAATTCGGGTTCAACTATTTTATATGGATATCCTGAACAACCATATTTTTGAGTATATTGTGAATTAAAATAATTTTGTGCTTTATCACCTTGATTATTTAAATAATAAGTATATTCCCAACTAGTTAATGGTTTATCACTAAATAATTTAGACACTTTATTATTCATTTCACAATTAGGTAAATAACTTGTAATAAATCGTCCATCAGACATTAAAGCCGGACAATCATCGAATACATTGTTTGGAACATGAACACCTGTATTTAATTCACCATTATTAGAGTTACTATTTGGATTTGAATTACACTGAGACATTATATATATTAAATTATATTTTTTTTTTATTATAATTTATTAAATGTTATCAACACTTAGCACAAACATAAAAGTGTTAATTGGAATATCATCATTTATTATTATAGGTTTAATTTATTATTTTATAAAAAATATATTTAAATCCGAACAGATATATGAAAAACCTAAATCTACAAAATCAAATAATTCTTTAAAAGAAAATAATATACAAGAACTTAAAGATATTTCTAAAAATATTAAGGATTTACATGAATCACATAAAGTTCATGTTAACAGAATGAAAGAACATATGAAAAATGTTGAAGATCATCATAATTTTATTAATGATACACATCATAATGTTACTAAAAATAGAAAAAGAATAATATTAGATAACAGTAATACTGATTATAATAGTACTTCTGGGGATATTACTATAAAAAATGATGCAATTAAAAGTGAATTAGGATTTCCTTATTCTATATACAGTATAGTATTTATTAGCTCTACAATACCAAAATCATCTATTAATACACCATTTGTTAATTTAATAATTAAGAATAGTAATTTACAACAATTTTTTGCTAATTCTAATATTCTTGCCAGCATACCTTTAAATAATATATCTGGATCTGATACAAATGAAAATGTATCACATTATACAGTATCACATATTAATCATCATATAATTAGAAATCCTGTTACAGAACAAGATTTAACATTACAATTATTGCAATCAGATGGTTCCACATTCCATGATTTATCTGGTAAAATATACAGTATTACAATTGAAATGATGGTTGATCAAGGGATACAAGTATCTGAAAATAATTAATTACCTAATTTATCTATTATACGTTGAGCTAAAGTATGTTTATTACCAGAATGTTTTAATCCTAATTCAATACATTTATTCTTTAATTCTTTTACTGACATATCTGAATAACTATTATTTCCTAATATATCAATACTTTCTTCAGAATTAATATCTAAATCTAAATCTAATATATCTTTATCTTCTTCATCTTCATTACCATCTCCATCTTCATCTCCATCTCCATCTCCATCTACAATACAGTCATCTATTTCATCATCTAATTCAATTTCATCATTTAATACATCATTTAATACATCATCTAAAATATTATTATTATCATCTATAATATTATTTTTTAGTATATCTGTATTATTTTTTAGTATATCTGTATTATTTTCTACAATATCTGTATTATTTTTTAGTATATCTGTATTATTTTCTACAATATCTGTATTATTTATTGCTTCAAAATTATCTGTAATATCTATACTATTTTCATTACCTTCTTTATTATCTACATTAATTACTTCTTCTTCATTTTTTTTTTCAATAACTTTAATATCTTTATCATTATTTTTGGTATTACTATCTTTTTCTGAATTATTAGCAGGACATCCTTCTAAATTAGTATAAGATATAATTGAATGAAGTCCTTTATTTAATTTTTCAACTTCTTTAATAAACATTTTATTATTATTTTCAAGATTCTCTATTTGAAGTTTCATTTTTCGTGTATCAAGATAAAAATATATAGTCGCTAAAATAATTATAAGTGTAATTAATATCATTGATATATTTGATTGAAATGATATACTTCCCATTGTCATGATATAATATTATTAAATAAAAAAGTTTATTTTTAAACTTATTTTTTATATTATATAATATAACATGGCGAATACATTTTATAATTTTAAATTAGATCTTGATCCAAATGCTATAGACATGATATATGATCTATTACGTATGTCTACAATCCAATTAATAACACAAATAATGTTTTATATGAATAATAGTTCATTATCATTATTTAATGAAACATTTATAAAAACATTTATATTTATTAATATCAGTATTATATTTTATTATTTAGTAGTTAGAAAAATATTCAGTTTTGTATCAGATGATTATTTAAATGTTTCAAATAAAGATTATCATAGTACACCGCCTATTAAACCATCATCACCTGTGGGAACAAAAAAACCATCTCCTCTACCTCCAAAAAAAGCTACTCCACCTCCACCTCCACCAAAAAAACCATCTAACATATCTAATGTATCTGGTAGCACTCCGATAAATAATATATAAAGATAATTATTAATATATTAATAATTATGGATCAAAATATAAAGAAAAAAAGAGGTCGCAAACCAAAAGAAAATACTATAATAAATAATAATCCTGTCTTTGCTGAAGATACTGAAAATATTGATAATTTAATTATAAAACTTAAATATGAAGAAAATAATAATGATGTAATGTTATCAATTAATGATATTGATAATAATTTTTCTAAAAATATAAATAATTGCGAACTATGTTGGAATTGTTGTCATTCATTTAATAATAATATAGTTGGATTACCTATTAGATATAATAATAATAGATTTTATACTGTGGGTGATTTCTGTTCATTAGAATGTGCATCTAGATATGCTTATGATAATTATAACAATATTTATGAAATAATAAATACCATTAATTTATATAATAATATTATCTTAAATAATAATTGTAAAATAAATATGGCACACAATAAACTTGTTTTAAAAAAATTTGGTGGAAATATTGATATAGATGAATATCGAAGTAATAATAATAATAATATTTATAATATAAATTTACCTATTATTATTCATCTAAATAATAATATATCTAAATATGAACACAAATATAATGATAAATCTAATTTAGTATTATATAGAAAAAATAATACAGACAAAAATATATTTAAAAATCTTTAAATTAAGGGATAATAATATTGTTGTATTGAATTAATTATAATGATAGACAATATTTTATCATTATCTATATAATTTAATAATAAATCATTAAATGTATCATATGATATTTTTTTACTTATATGAATTTTTTTCATTAATTTTATATCATAGTATTTATTTAATAATAAAATTCTATCATATAAAAATTTATATAAATTTTTTATTTTAAATTCTTCATAACTGTTTATGATATTATAATAGTCCGATACTTTTATGTCAATATTATTTAAAAAAGTAAAATTATTATCATTTATAGTATTTATATTAAATCTTACATGATTTATACAATAGTCCATAATATCTGTGATATTTAATTTTATCGATTGAAACTTATATTATGAGGCAATGGTTCATTAAATATTATTTGTTTCATAGTTGTATTAGGATTATCTTTCCAGTTTTTATTTAAATTTACAGATATTTTTTTTAATAATTTTAATCCATGTTTATCTAATTCATTTATTATATTTTTTAAATTTTTATCATTATTTACCAAATATAAATAATTAAAATGATCTATTGATTTATTTAAATATAATTGATATTTTTCATAATCATCTGTATTTTTCACATATGAAATATTATTATAAAATTTCATCCAAAATTGTAAACCAATCTTATAATCATTTATATTAATATTTTTAAATTTTGATAATTCTGATAATATATTATCTAGATTATTATCATTATTAGATTCATCAATTAAATTTATGTTTATACCATTATTATTAATATTATTCATATAATAATATAATATATATGATCCAATTAAAAATATCAATATATATTTTAAATCTAAATATGATAAAAAACATAATAATATTATGATAAATATCATGTTCATATTTATATCTATCATATAATAACTATATATCTAAAATATATAATAATAATGCTATTATAATGAACCACATGCCTACATATATAATATTTTCACTTTTAAAAAAAGTATTTATTAGTGATCCTCTAATTTTTGAATTTTCATTTTCATTTTTATGACCTGATATAGATATATCTAAATATTCCTTATAATAATCATTATATAAATTAGGAATAATATTAGTCATATTATTATATATCTTTGTCATTGATAAATTTAATAAATTAGATTCATCTGTATCTTTATCTTCATTATTTAATCTATCTAAATAATATTTGTGTTTTAACATTTCTAAATCATTTTTTTGAAGATTATTTATTTTTTCATTAAATCCGGTATCACCTACTAAAAAATCCCGAGAATTTGTCATAATATATATATATAATATTTAAATATATGTAATTAAATGAACATTTCCTAAAAACATTCGTCTACAGCAATATCTATGTAGTTCTAATTCATCCATTGCTTCACCTTCAATAGATTTTTTAGGATTTTTTAGATCTATATACTCAATATCTAAATCTTTAATAAATTCTGAATTATTCTTTTTTTTTTCATTTACAATATTAACAAATGGAACCCATTTATCAGATATGACTTTATTGCACGTGAAACATCTAACAGGAATAATCATTTATAGTTTATATATTAAAATATTTTTAAATCAAATTTATTATTTATATATATATTATGAAAAAATTATTAATAGGATTATTTATATTAACTATCATATTATTTGTAGCATTAGAAAATATAAACTATATTAAAGAAGGAAATATTAATCCACAAGAATTATATGATAAATTAATGGGTGATATTTTTGTTAAATTAAGTTTAATAGGTAAAGGAATAGTTGATGAAATAGATGAATTTATTCATCCTCATTTAAAGAATATATATGGAGAATTATTAAAAACATGTAGAAAAAATCCAAAACTAAATCTAAAAGTAAATAATTTTTTTCTAATATATATTAACTATTAAATTTATGAGTATTAATTTTAATACAATTGCTCCAATATCAGCAACTGTATTATCTATAGGTGGTCTAATCTTTCAAATAGGCAAACATTCTGAAAAATTAGATATATTAAGTAACAAAGTATATGCTCAAGAAAAAAAAGTTGATGAGAATTATAAATATATTAATGATATGAAAATATTTATGAGTCGTTCTGATGACAAATTAGATGATATGAATAACAATATTAAAGATATTAAAAATAAATTAGAAAAAATGGAAGATAAAATATATTTCAATTATAAAGGTAAATAAAAAAATTTTTTGTCTTTTTGATTTTATATTGTTTTTTGTTTTTTGATTTTATATTGTTTTTTGTTTTTTTGATTTTTATATTGTTTTTTGTTTTTTTGATTTTTATATTGTTTTTTGTTTTTTTGATTTTATTTAGCAGTGGAGACGGTGCACGACATACTTAACGTCGAGCGGGTGCCACCAGATTCTACCATGTATACCACCAGTAACAGCGTGTCCCTCGTGAAAGATGACCTTACAACCTTCTCCGTCGGGGAGAATAGTGATATCAGGATCACCCCAGGAACCGCGGTCACCCGCACCCCAAAATCGGGCGTTTGTCTTTAGACAATCGATGTTGTAACCACCTTTCCCGATCATAGCGCCGATGTGTTCGGGCGCCATGGGGAGATTGAATTTACGAGTGGTACGGTCAGTCATCGGTATCGCGTATGGTCCATCGCCAAGACTTTCAACAACCAGAACCGATTCGAGCATGCATTTCGTATAGAGCTTCGGATGAATGTTGGTGACGCGCCATGGATTCCGTTCACCCGGGGTGAACCGAAGGTCCATGAGATAGAATGTCTGCGTTTCGATCTCCATGTCGGGACTGATCACTTTTGGGATATATACGGACAGGGGCTGACCAGCGATGGATCCCAAGAGAAAGTTACCCTTGTCGGCGATAACACGGACCACCTCAGTTGCGGTAGATGGGAGGATCTCGCGACGGCAAGCCTTGTGTCCGAAAGGTTCAGACGGATCGAAGATCGACCCATCCAGATCTGCCTCCCAGAGAGCGACGAGATCGTCCATCATCTCCTCATGCGAATCATTCTCCTGAGACGACTGAAGGATCAAGAAATCAATGTCGTCCATGAGTTTCTTGTATTGCTGATCGTGGTGGTCCTGAGCCGACCTCGAAGTCGTCCGAGAAGCCCATGTCGGTACACGGGGTTCGGGGACTTCTACAGGGGTGTAGTCGTCGATGACAGACGACCACGGATGACTACCGCGTGCGAACGGGCGAGTAGGGGTGAGGATACCGATATCGTGACCGTATTCGATATCCTCAGGCTCGATGGTGAGCAGAATGTCCGCGGGAACATTCGTGAATGTCAGTTGAAGAACTGCCATATTGGTTGCTTTTGATTGCGGGTAAGTTCTTTTCACTTGTTAAAGCGATTAGAACTTGGGTGTTTGAATTCAACCAATCTTTATCTCAAATTTTTTGAGATTATTTGAGATTATCTTGAGATTGTTTGAGATTATTCATAATTTCTTCACGCTTATTTTTCTTATTGATATATTTAATAAATGTATCAATCTCACAATTCAGTTCTAATACTTTCATTTCTATATTCCAATTATATCTTTCTAAAGATAATTTTCTAAGACGAACAATATTTCTAAATAAAGGGAAAAAAATATCATATTTCATAATACATATTATACATATGTTTATTTTTTAAATATTGTTAGTTGATATTGTTGTTGATGATATGATTAATAAGATTGTTTTGATTATTAATCATGTTTTGAATAATATGGAACTGATTGTTATGATAGTAAAGGCCGTTAAGCATGTTTTGAATATTGTAAAGAATATTATGAATGTTATTGATATTTATATTATCTGCATAATTATTTGTTACAATAATCTGAAGAAGATTACAAACATCATTTAATTGCCCTTGAATATGGACTAGTTGATTATTAATAGGTATATTGTTATTGATAATAATGTTATTAGGATTGACTGGAATATTGTTGATGTTCATATTATTTGCCATTGTATATTTATAATTCTTTAAATACATCAATCAAATTTATTAAATTTGATTTGAGATCAAAGATATTTAAACACTTGACTATATAATTATTGAATATGGTAGACTTTATGCTCGCAAAAGAATACACAAAGGATATGAAGACCCCTAAAGCACTCAAAGACAATGTTCCTCCTATTGGATGGTTACTGTCTGAAAAGTTTGATGGATATCGTGCTAGATGGATACCAGAAAAAAGAATATTCCTTTCAAGAAATCAGAAAGAATTTATTGCTCCAGAATGGTTCAAAGATGCTATGCCTAATGTAGATCTGGATGGTGAACTGTTTGCTGGACGTGAATTCTTTCAATATATGGGAACAGTTAGAAAAAAAGTCCCAGTAGATGATGAATGGAAAAAGATTAAATATATGGTATATGATATGCCTGAAGAAGATAATGATTTTGGAGAGAGAATTAAAAAGTTAGAGAAAGTAGTTAAAGATAATGGATCTGATATAGTAGTTTTCGCAAAACAAATTGTAATTACATCTATTCCTCAAATGGAAAAGATCTATAAAACAGTTCTTGAAAAAGGTGGAGAAGGTATTATGATGAAATGTCCATCATCTCAATATGAAGATAAAAGATCTAATTTTATGTTGAAATATAAACCATCATTTGATTCAGAAGCAGTTATTGTAGATTATCATATGGGAAATGGAAAGTATGATGGTGTTCTTGGTGGATTTATATGTAAACCACTACTTAATTATGATACATATTCAATCATTGATCCTGATGAAAATCATGAGTTTAGTATTTCAGGTATGGATGACAGTATTAGAGAAAGTTATAAATCAACTCATCCTGTTGGGACTATTATCACATATGAATATTCGGGGAAAACAGATTCAGGTAAACCACGATTTCCAAGATATCTTAGAATTAGAGAAGATATTAATCTTAAAGAAGGTGTTGTATCTTCTGAAAAGAAAAACCGTGTAATTAAGATCTTTACAGAAATTATGGATCATGAATTTGCTCAAGGTGAAAAGTTTAAAGGAAATTCATATAAAAAAGTTCTACCTGCACTTAAGAAACTTAGTTCGGATTATGAACTTTCGACAGACAATCTTAAAAAAATTAATGGTTTGGGTAAAGGATTACTTGAAAAGATAGATCAGATTAAAGAAACAGGAACATGTCCTCATTATGATAAAATCAAAGATTATCACGATCCAAAGAAAGAATTTATGAATATTCATGGTGTAGGTCCTAAGAACGCTGAAAAACTAGTTAAATCTGGATTCACATCAATTGATGATCTCAGAAAGTGTAAAGATATAGGAGAACATCTTAACGATGTTCAGCAATTAGGATTGAAATATTATGAAAATATGTTAATCCGTATCCCACGTGAAGAGATTTTCCGACACGAGAATTATCTTAAACAGATTATCAAAATACTGGATGTTCCTAAAGGATCAGTACATTTTACTATTGCTGGGTCATACAGAAGAGGCAAAGAAGATAGTGGAGATATTGATATCTTATTCTCAAGCAAATCAAAGAAAAAATATGATGAGTTTATTGATAAGTTAAAAGAAGCAAATTATCTAGTAGATGATTTAGCACGCGGTCCAAAGAAATATAATGGAATGTGTCGATATGGACGCAATGCTTGCAGACGTATTGATATTATGTATACTAAACCATGTGAGTATCCATTCGCAATAATGTATTTTACAGGATCAATGGAATTTAATACAATGGTAAGACAGAAATGCTTAGATAGAGGATTATCATTGAATGAATATTCATTGAAAGATAATAATACAAAGAAAGTAGTTGATCATAAATTTGTTTTAGAAAAAGATATATTTGATTATTTAGGAATGGAGTATGTTGAACCTGAAAAAAGATAGTTTGTATGTATCAACGTCCATGAATATCAAAACTAAGATCGCTTATATTTACAGTAGGGTCGTCCTCAGCCCATCCTAGCCTGTCTGTCATAGTTTTTTTCCCATGAGCATTTACATCATTTAACGCATTTTTTACAGTAGGATCGTGGGACACATCGATAGCTCCATCGACCAGCCTGTCTGTTATAGTTTTTTTCCCATGAGCATTTACATCATTTAACGCATTTTTTACAGATGGATGATGTTTTGCTTCAAAATCTCTTAATTTGTTTGAATATTTTTTATGAAAATCCTCAAAAGATTTATGATATTTATCTTGAGAGAAAAATGCATGTACCCAAATTAATAATAATAAATACCATTTATTTAATATACTTTTTTTCATAGGTAAAAATATTATAGTTAATGATATAATAATTACAGATGAAAATATGTCTTGACCTTTAAGGAATGATGAAGATGGGAGTAATATAGAATCAAAATGATATTTTGTAAATGAACCTAACCATTCGGGATTTGGTGTAATAGTTTTATATGATTTAAAACCGCCATACGCCATTCCTAAAATTATCCATGAAAATACTGCTATGAAATACCAATCTTGATTAGTTGTTATACCCGTTTTCCACGCTTCAGAATTATATTCTACTATTGATTTTAACCCTTCCCATCTTAAATATAATGCTACAAATCCTGCCATTATTATAGAAGATAAAACATATGTATTTAATTGACCTTTATAACCCACGCCTTTTACTTTTATAATAGTTTTATTTCTAAAATTCATTATACATATTATTAAAATAATTGGACCAAATAATGCTACAAATAATATAACTATATCATGCCACATAATAACTCCTTTATGATCAGTATATAAATCTAAATCTAGGAATTTTATTTTATTACCATTTTTATCATCATCTAATGGGAATATCATTCTACATACAAATGCCACAGCACATACAATACCTATAGCAATAATAGGTGCTATGAAATTCCAACAATGTAGACTTGTTGAAATAAACATATTACAAACAATTAATATCACTAAAAATACTAACAATATTACATGTTTCATACCATAATTATTTATGATATATATCATTAAATTTCCTAATGATATATATCCTGATGTATTGAAATATTTTTCACCAGTGTCTGAATGGAGCCATTGAGTAAAACTATCAATATTAGATTGACCAAAGTTACCAGATATTGGTAATATATTAACAATTAACATGCAATAAACATAATAAACCACAATCATATTTCCTCGTATTTTTAAATGATCGAAAAATGAATACATATATATAGATTATATATTATATTATTTTTTAGATTTAACTATAGTTTTCTTATCTTTACAACAATTATCCATGTCATATGAGCAATGTGAATAGGGACCTTTAACTCTTCTTAAAGTTTTACCAGTTTTTACATAATGACATCTACAACATTTTTCTTTTAATGCCTTATTTATTACTTTATATTCTTTAGAGTATTTTAATTTATGTTTTCTCATTTGTTGTTTTTCAGTATCTTTACATGTTTTTGAACATTTTTTAGCCTTTCTTTGTAATTCTTTGTATTTCTTTTTTTCTTCAGATGATAGTGTTTTAAACCAATCATTATAAGATGTTCCAAATGGTATTTTAAATTTGGTAGACCTTTCTTTATAACATTTAGACTGACATTTCCTGTTATCATTATGAATTTTTCTTTCATCTTTATTTATTGATCCACCTTTTTGTGATTTCTTTTTTCTCTTTTTTTTAGTTTTTTTTTCTTTTTTGTTAATAACTCTTTTTGCAGCGACTGCTGTGGCACCTATACCGAAAAATGTTGCTATTGATGTCCCAATGGAAGGAGCTGCTATAGCACAAGGAATACACGCAACCATATAATATATGTTATATTTAAATAATAAATATATAGAGATATATAATATGGGTAATACTCAATCAGGAACATCAAACCCAAATGTAGGTTTATATGATCAATATATAAATGAACAAAAAAGAATTATTGCTGCTCAACAACAACAAATACAAAATCTATCGACTATGTATTTAAATCAAACTACTCAACAAAATACTCCCAGTAATATTTTATTACAACAAATGAATACAAATCAAAATAATCACCAACAACCCGTTGGTTCAACTAATAATATTCCTAATATGAAATTACCCCAAATTGAAAATAACAATAGTAAATTAAATCCTTATAAAATATTAGGTATAGGTAAAAATTATGATGAGAACACTCTGAAAAAAGCATATTTAAGAAAAGCGATGGTATCACATCCAGATAGAGGTGGTTCTCAATCAGAATTTCAGAAAGTATCTATAGCATATACAGTATTATTAAAAAAACTATCTGATAAAAATAATAATCATTTACATAATGATCTTAGAAATAATTCTCAATCATATATGACACAACAATCATCGAATAATATGAGAAATACAAATATGACAGATCAATTTGATATTAATTTATTTAATAAGATATATGATGAAAATAAATTAGATGATATATATGATAAAGGTTATGGTGATTGGATGTCACAAAATACAAATGAAAAACTATTAGAACAACCTAAAATGTTTAATAAATCATTTAATAAGGATTTATTTAATAATGAATTTAATAAATATAAAACTCAACAACAAAAACAAATGGGTAATCAAGTAGTACAATACGATGAACCACAAGTAGATATATCTATGAGAGGAAAAGATTCATTAATGGTATTAGGACAGAAAAATGTTTCTGATTTTAGTGGTCAATCTTCAGGTGGATTAACATTTCGTGACTATAAAGATGCTTTCACTAATTCATGTTTGATTGATGAATCTTCTGTAAATTTAGATAATAGATCTAATAATATACATACATTGAAAAGTTCAAGAACTAATGTAAATTATAAAATGTCAGATGATGATTTGAGAAAACAAGAATTAATTAAGTTGAAACTACAAAAAGAAGAAGAACAACGAACATATAGATTACAACAAAGAGATAATCAAGCATTCAATTCATATGAAAGAATACATGATAGAATGTTACAGAGATAAATTATCTTTTAGATACTTTAGGTGCTTTAGATGCTTTAGATGCTTTAGATGTATTAGATACCATACCTCGGTTAGATGCTACAAATCTTCGTTGATCTTCTGTAGTGCATACACACCCAGTAGATGTCGAAAATGTAGATGGGCAACAATCGGGACTTGATTTATTATTTGCGAACATAAACATACTTTGTGGTGATCCCATTACTCCATCTACGGGTGGTCCCATATTTAATCCAGTAGTTTTTTTACATTTTAATGGATTTTCATTACCTTGATATACACACATATCTCCAGATTTAGATAAATCATCTGTCATTAATTTTAAATATTCTGATTTAGGATTACCAGTTGTTAAAACTAAATTATCAAAGGGACCCATTTGATAATCAGTAAATAATGATTTTGGTATAGTAATATTATTTACCATTTCAGAAACACTTTTATTTTTAGAAGTTTTTATATCATTTTTAGGTATTTGTGTTTCTTTAACGGGATCTTCACCATTTACATTAAATTTCCCACTGAAATTATTTGCGTCACCAAATTTAGCAGGAGAATATTGTTCAACACTACCATCACTATATCCTTCAGATATTTTATTAATATTACATAATATTAATATTGTTGCTAATGTAAATAATAATAATAATTTAGTATTATTTTTAAATTTATATACTAAAAATAAATATATACCAACAATAATAAGTTTAAATAAATCAGACATTATATAAATAATAAATATTTTATTTTTTCTGTAATATTTAAATATAATTCATTATTATTAGTAAAATGAGTGAATATCTATTTAAAAATAAATGGACTTTATGGTTTCACTCAATTACTAATAAAAACTGGGATAATAAATCATATATTAAAGTTATTGAAATAAAAACATTATTTGACTATAAATTACTCAAAGAAGTAATGAAAATTAATCATTTACAAAATGGTATGTTTTTTTTAATGCGAGGAGAAATATTTCCAACTTGGGAAGATCCTAAAAATAGGATGGGTGGATGTGTATCATTTAAATATGATAAAAATATATTAAATGAATTCTTAAGGATAATATTATTATGTGTTACAGGTAATTTATCCACTGAAGAATATTTAAACGAAATAAATGGAATATCAATTTCACCTAAAAAAGAATTTAATATAACAAAAATATGGTTAAAAGACGATTCAAAGGACTTCAAAAAAATAGTTAAGGAATATGATCCTTTAATTAAATTAGAAAAATCAATCTATAAGAAACATGAGTTGAGTTATTGATTTATCTTCTATTAATTTTTTAAGTTTTTTCTTTTCTTTATCTTTTTATTTTCCTTTTCTTTTTTTTAGTTTTCTTCTTTTTTAATCTAGATTTCGCTCCTATATCATTACTTGAGCAGAGTCTTCTCCATGTTATCATGCTTGTAGATGTATTATCACCTATTTTTGGGAACAAAGCATTCACGTCATCTGGTATAGAATATAAAAGTGGACTATTAGAACAATAATGTCCCCATTTATTTATTATAATTTGATCAACATTAGATAATACTTGTAAAAATATTTTTCTATATGTTTTTCCATTAGGAGAAGTATGAATAGTATCATCCATATTATCTATATTAAAATGTAAACCTCCAGGTAGAATTATTTCTTTCTCATCAGGATAAGATGAAATTCCTAATGAATCTACATCAATACATATATCTTTTATATTAGAAATATCTATTTCAAATAAAATAGGTTTATAACCTTCTTTAATATCAATATGTTCATCAAAAAATGTTAATGCTATACTTTCTAATTTAGTTGTAGATGTAATACTTGTAAAAAGTATAGATGTGTCTACTGATTGTTCTAAAATTCTGTTCCAATCATTATCAACAATTCTAAAAACTTTATCATCATTTGGTCTTGAATTTTCTACACTTGATAATTCACTAGTCAAACATAATTCTTGTATATATAAATACATATTAAGTGCTTTCATAAATATGTGATCATTATAATATCCATTAAATCTATTTTCTGTTGATCTTATAAGTAAATTATAATATGCTATTTTATTTGAGTCTGTAACTACACATGATCTATCATCAACACATATATTATCAATATTATTAGTACTATTTTCATCCATTGTATAATATTTAATCACATCAAGATTTATTGGATTATTCATATTTAAACCATTAAAAGTATATCTATTTAAAGTGTTTCTATTACAAATAGATAAATTACCACCACCTGATTTATCTTTAGATTTAGATTTAGATTTAGATTTAGATTTAGATTTAGATTTAGATTTAGATTTAGATTTAGATTTAGATTTAGATTTAGATTTAGATTTAGATTTAGATTTAGATTTAGATGTAATATTTTTTAAATATGTATTTACCATATTACCACATAATAAACTAGGACAATCATTCCATTTTATAATATTATATTTTTTCCCCATATATATATATAATATTTTAATCATCATCACAAGTATTAGGTGCCAAACATAATTTAATATCACCAATACTTGCAATATTATATTTAATGATTAATGGATAATCATTCTTGATGTAAATATTAATAATATTACATAAATTAGTACATTTAGTGAATAATAATAAATACTTAAGAGAGAATATACCTTGGATAGGATATTCTGGAGATTTAGACGCAGTGAATTGTATACCATTATTAGTTTCACCTAATACTGTTTCTTGAGATGCAAAATCACCATCACAAGACAATACTAATTTTGTCCCTACACTTTTAATTTCAATTTGTTCCGAAATATTACTCATATCACGGATAATTTTTTGGAAATCATTTGATGGGAATGTTAATTCTGTATCAAATTCAGCTGAAGGTAGAGGCATTTCTTCATCTTGGATATCTAATAGATTTAATTTATATGTTGTTTGTAAATTTTTTTCATCATTATGAATTTTAATACCTAATTGATTTTCATTATTTTTTTCCATAAATAATGTCAGGGTATCATTATTAGACATTGTTTTAATTAATTTAAAAAAATTAGACATATTTACACCAACATTAATTTTCTTTTCACAATGATAATATTCAAATTTTTCATGATGTAATTTCATATGGATTAAAACAGTATGTGTTGAATCCATAGCTACCAATTTTACACTTTTATCATCTATAATAAAATTAGCATCTGTCAGAATTTCTTTAAGTGACTCAATTAAAATCCGGATAGCACTGGTTTGAACAGTTTTTATATTAAAAATAAAATTTTCTGTATCCATTATATGTTTAATTATAATTAATTCTTAAATATTAAACTAAATTCTATTTATTAAATCTTATCTATCTATTTATTAAATCTTATCTATCTATTTATTAAATCTTATCTATCTATTTATTAAATCTTATCTATCTATTTATTAAATCTTATCTATCTATTTATTAAATCTTGGAGCAATACTCATCGTCTGTAGTTCTTGCATTAATAATTTACAAGAATATGGAATATTTACTTTATGAATGTTTGTAAAATTATTACAATTTTTACATTCATATTTATTATTTTTCTCATCTGCTCCGACGATTAATCCACATTTATCACAAATATATACAAAATAGTTATCAGATACAGTTAACATTCTTTCTTTTAAGAATTCGGTTGTTCCATGTGCGACCATACAATCTCTTTCCATTTCACCAAATCTGAGTCCACCATATGCTGCTCGGCCTTCCGATGGTTGTCTAGTCATTGAAACAATAGGACCAGTAGCTCTTGAATGAATCTTTTCACAAGACATATGTTTTAATCTTTGATAATAAGTTGTTCCCATAAATATATCAGTATGTAATTGTTCTCCTGTAAAACCATTATAAAGAACTTCATTACCATGTTTATCAAAATCATTATCAATTAATAATTCTTCTAATGAATTAAAATCTAATTCATTAAATGCTGTTCCATCACCAAGATTGCCAGTATAACAACATGCTTTACCCAATAGATTTTCGAATAATTGAGCAATAGTCATTCTACTTGGAATAGCATGAGGATTAATAATAATATCAGGAACAATCCCATCTTTTGTAAATGGCATATCTTCTTGATCATAAATCATACCAATAGTTCCTTTCTGTCCATGTCTCGATGAAAATTTATCACCAATACTTGGATAACGATGTTCTCTAATTTTTACTTTACATATTTTATATCCTTCTGAATTATTATTAACATAATGATTATCTATAAAACCATGTTCATTTTTTCTTACAGCTGTGCTACTATCTATATATTTATATTTAGAATTTTCTTTGCTTTTATTGGGAATAACTTTACCAATAATAATATCATTATCATTTACTTGTGTATTTTTATCAATAAATCCTGAAGGATTAATTTTATCATAATTATGTGGTTTAGGAAATAGTAAATTCATTTTATCTGCTTTCATGAATACTTCTTCTTCACCCGTTAATTGGTTTTTCTTTTCTTCATCTTTGTATGTTCGATAAAATGTTGAATTAAATAATCCGCGATTAATAGCATTACGATTAAATATAATAGAATCTTCTTGATTATATCCAGTCCAAGTAGCAATTGCAATAATAACATTGATACCTGATGGTAATTTATTTAATCCAAGATATTTAGATACTTTAGTTTCAACTAGAGGTTTCTGTGGATATGATAATATATTATAAAATGTATCATATCTTTCTTGGAAATTAGAAATAGGGACACCAACAGCTTGTTTTCCCATAGCTGATTGATATGTGTTTCTAGGTGCTTGATTGTGATGTGGAAATGGGATACATGATGTAAGTAATCCTAAAATTAATGAGGGATGTATCTCTGAATGTGAATAATTCTTATCAAGTATTTTATCAGGATAAGTAGCACATAAGATATTTTGAGATTCATATATATCAATATATTCAATTGGACAAATATCAGATTTTCTAATACTGGATACTAAATCTATCCATGAATATTCACTTGATTTAAGTTTATCTTCATATGATTTAGTGTAAAATAGTTTGTTATTCTTTACTTTTAATAAGGGGCGTGTCAATCGTCCATAATCAGTAAATATGTTTATACTTCTATTAAGTTGATCAAATGATATTGATGAATGAATATGAATCAATCCATGATTTCTATGATATTTAAACTCACTTAATATTTGTTTATATTTTTGGGTAAAACCAATCCAATCACCATTAATGAATACTTTGATATAATTATGTTTATTCATAATATAAATATTAAAATCATCAAATAAGATAATATATTTTTTTATATAATGTCTAATAGATTCTGATGATATTTGATTAGTAATTTCACATGACATAGATATATTTTTTACTATACCAACAGATTGTCCTTCCGGTGTTTCACTAGGACAAACGTATCCCCAATGTGATGCGTGTAATTTACGAGGAGGAATTAATTTACCATTATCTGAATTAGGTGTTTGAATTCTACGAAGGTGTGATACAGTACTAAGATAACTTAATCTATTTAATACTTGTGAAACACCTTGTTTACTTGAATTCATTTTAAGACCCCAATTACCGGTTGCCATAGAACTTTTAATACTATTTTCAATATGTGATGATTTAATAATCTTATGAATATTTATATCATTGATAATTTCTTCATAATTTTGATTAATATTCCAGACCCCTGTATTAAATTCTTTTTGAATATAATTTTTAATATCTTTAGATATTTTGTTAAAACATTGATGAGTTAATGATCCTAATAATGGACCGATACAATCTATTCTTTTATTTAAATATGAATCTCTATCATCAAATTCAGATATATTTAAATAACATCTTAATAATTTATTAACCATATGACCAGTAAAGAATAATTTTTTAAGATTAGTATCTAAATGTGATAAATAATCTTTTAATACATGATTTCTAACATATTGAATTTTTTTATCATCACTTAATGTATATGATACATTATTAATATATTTTGATATATTAATAAATGCTTCGGGTTCTGAATTAATATCTTTTGCTTCTTGAATAGAAGAATATAATATTTTAATCATTATTTTATCTATATTTGAATTATTATTATCAATAATATAATGAATAATTTCTTTATCTGTAATACATCCCAATGCTTTGAATAATACAAATAATGGAATTTCTTGTTTAAGATGTGGTAATGTAACTTTAATAACATTTTCATAAATATTTTCTTTTTTAGTAATTTTGATTGATGAAACTTTTGGCATGAAATAATCTTTTTCAGGAACAGTTCTTATTTCACATATATGTGAATATTTGCTAGATGCTTTATTATTTTTAAACACTAATGGGATATTGTAAACACATCTTTCTTGTGAAATAATAACTTTTTCATTACCATTAATAATAGAATATCCACCGTGATCATAAATACATTCATTATATAATGAATTATTTAATACACAATATTTAGATTTTAATAAGATAGGTATATATCCAATAACGATATTATTTATTTCTTTATCTTTTAGTCTAATAACGGTTTCATTTTCATATATTGTAACAGTTGATACAAAATCTACAATAATTGATGACATATAATTATAATTTCTTAATCTTGCAATTTCAGGTGTTAATAATTTAGAACATCCATTATTTTCTGTCGTAATAGGTTCACCTAATTGAACATTCACAACATTTAAGGATATACTTTTTATTTTATCTGTATTCAATTCTATATCAATCGGGAAATAATTAGATATAATATTAGGTAATATCTTTTCAATATATTCTTCATAAGAATTTATTTGATGTTGAACAAGGATATTTTTTTGATTGAAATATGTTTTAACGATTTCATCATAGTTTAAATTCATCTAGATTTATTATAAATCAATAAATCTAAATCAAATTTATTTATTTATATATAAATATATCTTTATATATATTTAAAGATATTCTTATATCTATAAGATAATGTTATATTATATATTTAATATGACTAATTTATTTAGATTAATATTTTATACACCTGTTATATTTATAGGTTCTATAATGGGTTCAGTCACTTATGATTATATCACATTTAAAGAAAATAATAGTAATAAAAAATTAGAATAGATTTCGAATATTATCTCCAAATTTGATAGATTCGAATATTTCTGTTTGTTTATAATTATTTTTATATTCTTTTAATAATTTAGATGATAATTCTAAAAATATATTGTATGTTATACAAAATGTATAAGAATCTAATAATTTTTTCTTTATGATTAATATATCTGTGTTATTGTTTATATTATATTTCAGAAAATATGTGTCTACTAATGACATAAGTAATAATGTATTTAATACTTTATATCTTTTAATCATAATATTATGTCCTTTTGATATTTTCAATATTTGTTCTAATAATACTGATGGTTCTGTTATTCTATTATTATATTCTACATTTATATTTAATAATGGTTTATCATATAAAAATTTTAAAAAATCATTATAATTATCCATTTTTTCATCATTACTAACAATTAAATCACATAACATCGATATATTATCATATTCTAATTTTGTTAATTTAAAACAATAACCAAAATCATATATGATTATTTTATATATATTATTTAACTTATCATTAGACACTTTCCAATTATATTTATGTAAATCACCATGATTATTATTTAATATTAATAAATTATTACGAATAAATAAATATAATAATATTATTATTTTTGATTTATTATATTCATTTATATCTAAATCATCTAAACATGTCCCATCTATATATTCCATTATTATTATATTTTCTGATGTTTTTATTAATTTAGGTATAATTATATATGGATTATCTTGATATTTATGATAAAAATATAATATATTATTCGATTCATTTATAAAATCTGATTGTTTATAAAAATCATCTAAAAAATCTATCAAATTAAATGGAAAATATTTATAAAATAATTTATTGAATATTTTTATATTATAAATATATGTAAATATATTTTTGAATACGTTTATTTGTGTCTCAATATTAGGATGTTTGACTTTCATAACATATTTTTCTCCGGATTTTTTGCATTTTATTTTATATACTTGACCGATACTTCCTGATCCTATTACATCAATTATATCATATTCATCACTAATGTCTTTATTAAACTGATATTTATATATTTTATTAGTATATTTAATATCTTGATTTAAATTATTTTCATATACATTAGACAACATGTTTAATATTTTATCATCTATATCTTCTTTATCTAAAATAGGTATTAACCATTGTACACATTTTATCACAATACAACCACAATTATTTATATATTTATTTATTATATTAATATCTTTATCACTTATTTTATGATAATAATCATATTTTTTTTTAATATAAAAAGAATATGATAATAATTTAGATAAATTAAATATAAATTTAAACATATATTATTCACATAATTATATTCTATTTAATAAACTTACGTAAATTATCATAATCTATATCATCATTTTTGTTGTAATTTAATATTTGATTTTTTAAAAATATTCTATATTCGGGTAATATATCATAATAATCACAGATATTATATTCTTCTGATCTTAAATTATTTATTTCAAATACATCTCGTTTATCATTATAATTTCTCATAAATATTAATAATGTATTTTGCCAAGATACTATTATATATAATAAATTTACATCTAATGTAATATTATATTTTGTACCGAATAATAACAAATGTTTTGAAATATCCATAAATCTATTAACGTTCTTCATATGATCATTAAAATATGTTTTTATAATATATTCTTCTATATTTGAGTCATACATTATAAATCTTTTAAATGAACTATATACTACATTCATATCTTTGGTATGAAATCCATCTAATAATTCATTAAATATATTTATTAACGTATTATCTTTCATTTCCCAACATAGTCCAAAATCATATATGACAATTTTTTTATCATTTGTTATCTTCCAATTGTAATTATGTAAATCTCCATGATTAAAATTATTAACAAATAAATTATTATTTGAAAAAATAAATATCTCTAAATTATATTTTGAGTATTTTATATTATTATCACTGAATTTTTCTATTGTATCTGCTTCTATATAATCCATTATTATTATATTTTTTGATAATTTATATACATTTGGTATCTTATACAATATATTATTTTTGTATAGTTCACCAAATTTTAGCAAATTATTTCCTTCATTTACAAAATTTAATTGTAATTTAAATTGTATTAAGAAATCATTTAAATTTACAGGTATTATCTTATTAAATGATATTATACTAAATATTATTTTAAGATAATAATTAATTATATTAAATTGTTTTTTTACATTAGGATGTTTAACTTTCATAGCATAGAATTTATCGGATGATTTATCTCTTATTTTATATACTTGTGCTATACTCCCTGATCCTATTATATCTAATATTTCATATTCTGTAGATATATCATCATAAAAATCCAATTTATAGATTTGTTCTGTATATTCAATATTATGATTAGGACATTTTTCATATACATTCTCAAAAATATTTAATATTTTCTTGTCAGTATCCATGGCTTTTAATGGTGGTAAAATCCACTGCAACATTTTTACGGGTATTATCCCACATTTATGAATAGTTTTTAATAATATTTTTATTAATTTTTCATTATATAAATTATATTTTATTAATGAACCAATAAATAAACATTTACATAGATTAAAAAATATCATGCTTATTATATAAGAATATGTTTAAATAATATAAATATAATATTAATCAAACAAATGAGTAAATTAGAAAGAACAGTAAAAGATCTTATTATATTTTATGTTAAAGAAAATTATAATAAATATTTATGTGATAATAATTTAAAAATTATTGAAAAAGAAAAAATTAAAGAGGTTATATCTGATTTATATTATTCTAAAAAAGATCATCTTAAACAATTTGTTAAAGATTCATTAAAAGAACTATGGAAAGATGATTATCCAGGTGATTTAGTTATTAATAATATATTCTTTGAAATATATGAAGACAATGAATTATGTATTAATCGAATATGTGTTGAAATTGAATTATATCAAGATAATGAAAAATAATAATATAATATAATATATATGGAATTATATGACGATTTTAAAGATATTAATATTAAGAAAATTAAATCACCCAAATCAACTAAAAGTCCTATATTAAAAGATTATAAAAAAGAACTTGAGAAAAAATCTCTAAAACATCCTAAAAAAATTAAAATATTATCACATAAAAAAGGTAAAAAAAAGAAATTTAATAAAAATAATACAATTATACCTACTGAATTAAGTATAATATCTGATATTAATATTCCTATAAAAAAATCTAAATCTAATATTAATATTCCTACTAAAAATTCTAATTATACAAAATCATATATTAATACCAACAAATCTAAAACAGATACTGATACGGATGATTTTAATAATAACAAATCTAAAACAAATAATAACATAAAATCTAAATCAAAAATTAATACACATATCAAAAATAAAAAATCTATTATAAAGAAATCTATAAAGAAATCTATAAAGAAATCTATAAATAAACATAAATCAAGAACTATATCAGTCAAATTAAATAATAAAGAGAATAATATAAAAGATATCATAAATAAATACAATAAAATGGATATTAATGATATACAGAAAAAATTAGAATCTAAAGGTATCTATTCAAAAAATAATAATAAAGATAAATTATTAAAATATATGTATTTACTCACATGTGTTGATGATAATATTAATATTATTAAAGATTAAGTTATTAATCAACATCTTTTGAAGGTTGAGATTCATGAATACTTTCATTCATTACACGTTTTGGTGTAATTTTAAACATATATCTTGGATGATCAATCATCATAGTTGCCTCAAATGGACCTTTGATATTTGTGCATACATCTCTTTCTTCGCCTTCTTTTCTTGAAACATTAAATGATACAATCTCACCTGGAAATACTTTCTTAAAAGAGTTATCACATTTAATTTCTGAAAAATGGAAAAATAATTCTCGTCCATAATTTTCAGAATCACTATTTAATACATTAATAAAACCATATCCTTTTCTATGATCAAAACGAATTACTTGTCCTACTTCGGTCATTTTTATATTATATATTATTTTGTCTTTATATATATGTTATTATTTATCATAATAATATTATTTATAATATTTAATCTTTATTTCATATTTAATCTTTATTTAATAGATGAAAATTGTGTATTAAAATCTGTTACTAATAAACTCAATCTTAAAATTAGTTTATATCATAAAAATCCTATATTAATCAATCTTCCTAAAGATATTAAATATGATAATTTATTAACTGATTTAAAACCGTGTTATAAAAATCAGTCTGTATTTAGAGAACAAAATTTAACTATTAATTATGATCATGATTTATTAAATAGTAAAATAACTTGTAATATAGAAAAATCTTTATCATATTATGATAAAAAAGAATCTGTATTATTATTGCGTTGTAAAAATAATTTTCATATAATTAGTAATTTAATTGGTGATGAATATTTCATTTATTTATTTCATCCCAAACATAGAGAATTAATCCTAAACAAAAATATAGAAGATATTAGTAAATATGGTGATAAAGTATTACTGAAACCGTATGATATTTTATATATCCCATTTGGATGGTTTTATTATCAAGAAATTAATAATCCTACTGTTTTATATCATATAGATTTTGATAATTATTTTACATATATTCATAATACAATTATAAACAAATTTTAATATATAATATTATATAATGACATGTTTATTACCTAGAGGAAATAAAAAATTAAATAAAAAAACTAAAAAGAAAGGATCTAAAAAAACTATATGTAAAAAAGTTCCTTGTCAAAAAAAGAAATTATTAGAAATTCTAAGAAGCACTAATTTTCCATTAAATGAAAGTAGAAAAAATGTTATGAAAAAAGGTCAAGTTAGTTACGAAGGTTTTGTACTTGGTATGATTAATCTATTCCCGTATTGGGCTAATATTAAAGGACATAAACAAGAATTATCAGTTAGAACTAAAGATCCTAAATTTAAAGAATTATACAATAATACACGTTTACTTTTAAAACTACATGATCCTAATTTTAAATACACAACTATTCAATATAATAAAAATCATAGATGTGCTAAACATAAAGATGGTCGTAATGTAGGTGAATCATATATAATTGGTTTAGGTGATTACACCGGTGGTGAACTTATGGTTTGGGATGAAAATGATAAAAATCCCAAAAAACACAATATAAGAAACAAATTTTATAAATTTAATGGGTCCCAATATTTTCATGAAACACAACCTTTTAAAGGTGAAAGATATACTATGGTTTATTTTAATATATAAATATAAAATAATTATTATTTAAAATGAATTATACAAAATATCGAATTCCGTTCCCATTTGTTGATATCTTTATAATTAAATGGTTACCAAATGCTATCTCTAAAATTCATAATCATAGTAAAAGTGGTTGTTGGATGTTTATATTATATGGAAATATAAAAGAAGAAATATTCACAAAAAAATTATCATTAATAGGTATAAATTATTATTCAACATTCGATAGAGCATATATAAATGATGATATTGGTTATCATAGAATAAAAAATGGTAATAATTATACTTATTCTCTACATATCTATCATCCTAAAAACCATATAACTGAATATTATGATTAACTATGAGGATGAATATTATGATTAACTATGAGGATGAATATTATGATTAACTATGAGGATGAATATTATGATTAACTATGAGGATGAATATTATGATTAACTATGAGGATGAATATTATGATTAACTATGAATATTATGATTAACTGTAATATTAATATTATATTTATTTGGAATATTTTTCTTATTAAAATATGTATCTGAAAATCTTTTTCTATATCTAGGTGCTGGGGGTGGAGATACATTATTTTCATCGTCTTTAATATTATCTAATTCTGTTAAATCTAAGAAGTAACTATGTTTCCCTTTAAATTTCTTAGAGAATTTTCCGGAATCACGCATGTTGATGAATTCTTTGTGTGTGATTAGTGTATTCATTTTATAATATCATATAAAATTAAAATCAAATTTATTGTATATATGAACTTGATTTGGATCCTTTTAATCGTGACTATATTGTTCATAATCTATTCAGAGTATTCTGTTGGTGGAATACTTATCCGTGGTAATTCATCTGGAAGAAAATCTATGAATTTTTCAAGTATGTTTCATTTTATGATTAATCCTCTACATAAAACATTTCTATGGAATTTTAAATCACTTGATATAAATTATCCTTTTATAATAATATGTACAATTATCATTTATAAATTATTTTAAATTTGATTTTATAATAAAATAATTTTATAAAATGGATACATTCAAAAAAGTAGTATATGATGATCACAAACGTATTTTAGAACTTATCGCTGATGATTTATATGGTGATAGTAAAGAAGAGAAAATAGAATTTATAGAAAAATATCATAAAAAGAATTATTCATATTTTCAACCAAATGTGGAAGATGTTAAATCATTTCATAAAAAACGAATAAAGAACGCACTGAAATAAATAATATAAATGCTGAAGATGTTATAGTTATAATCTTAATCATTTTTATTAGTTCTTCTTTTGTCATTTCATTAATAAATTCCAAATCTTTTTCTGTATATATTGTCATTTATTTATACGTTTAATTTGTATTTAAATAATATAAATTACATTAGGTGCACACAACCTGGCCGGTGAAATAGTGTGAAGGTGTAAATGTTTAATTATAACAGGATAAAAATTATTATCAGAAACCTAATGACAACCTTTTGTATAAGTATCTCTATATAATCTTTTTTATTTCAGGAAATTGCATAAATATATAGATTGAATGTATAAGTATAACAGATCATTATAATATTTTTATCGGATTATAATATTATTATAAGATAGAATTTTGTATGGATACGGGTGAGAGATAGTATCCATGATTTAGCAATCATGTTTCGACTTGTGGTCTTAATATGATTTAGCAATCATGTCCGAGTGGTTAAGGAGATAGACTTGAAATCTATTGGGCTATGCCCGCGCAGGTTCGAACCCTGCTGATTGCGAATACATATATAAATTTGATTTATAAATTATTTTTTTATAATATGAACGTTGAGAAAGTTGTTGGGATTATCTTGAGTATATTACTGATTATTTTGATATCATTAATACTTGTCTGCTGTTTGGGGTGTCACAGATTAATTAAAGTATACCCAGAACCAACACCTAAAAATAAATTTATTATATCTGTATAAATGAATTATGAACAATTTAAAATAGATGTTAAATCAATGGATATATGGGATTTTATGAACAAATGGAAAAATCATCCTAAATATGAAGAATATAATCAAAAAAAATATGATGAAGATTTCTATGAATATGTGTGTGAATATTATGATTATGATAAATCTTTAATTAGAAAATGGAAAATCTTTAAAAATAGTTGTGATATTTATGCATGGGCATTAACTCTTAATGATAAAAAATGATATTTATCTTTGTATTAATAAAAATGTTGTGAAATTATCATCATTGTCTTGTATATTTTTTTCCAGAATTTCTAAATTATATATTTTAGATGCTTCTTCACTCGCAATTGCTCCTATGTTTTTTTTATTATTATCTCTTATATCTTTACAAGAACCAGATGTATCATAAAAATTATTTATATTGTAATTATTATCTTTTAAATAATTTTTACATTGTTCTAATGCTTGCCAATGACTTTGAACAATTTTTATATCTTTTTTATTAATACCTGGATATACTATTAAATTGTGATTAATTTTATAATTATATTTCTCTGTAACTTTAACTTTGTATTTTTTAATTAATTCATCATTTTCATGTAATCTACCACCAATTGTATTTTCAATGGGTATGTATCCATAATCTATGTCTCCTTCATCTAATGCAATAAATACTTCTTCGAATGTTTTAAATGCTTTTGGTATATATCTAAAAAATTTTTTTATTGAATTATATGAATAACATCCAATCTCACCTTGATATCCAATAATCATTTTTTTATAATTATTAACTTTCCTTCTTTAAATCCTTTTTTATTCACAATTATATATTCTTTACATTTTAAATCATATATATTTAATAATAATTGTTTTTTATCTGGTAGAACTATATCTAATATTGTATTGTTAAATAATTCATGTATTTGGGGTTTATATACCATAATTAAATCATTCCCTTTTCTTATAAATTTTTCATTATCTTTTGTTCTTAATTTTAATACAAATGAATATTTATTATATAAATAAACATTATGATTAAAATCTCGGAGAAATAAATAATATGTTCCATATTTAGATTTGATTGTGATCCTTTTTAGGATATGTTTATAAGCATCTTCTAATCCAACATTCACTTCAATATAAAAATCTTCGTTCAATCCAGTTATATCAATGAATTTAGCTGGAACAACAATTGATTTAGAAATTTCTTTTTTATTTTTATCATAATTAAATATAAAATCTTTCATAGAATTTAATCTTTCTTTTACTTGTGGTGGTAGAGTTTTATACAGAGTTGTTGCTAATCTCACATTTTCATTTTGTAACAATTCTTCATAGTATTTATTCATTTCTTGTAATTCTTCATCAGAGAAATTGTAATCTTTTAAAAAAGAAAATCTTTTATATCTATCATACATTGCTCGTTTTTTATCATTTGATAGAGTTTCATATGCTTCTTGGATAAGTTTAAAATGATTTTCATCACCACCTTTATCAGGATGATAAATTTTACACATTTTATGATATTGTTTTTTTAGAATATCCATATTGAAATCTTTTTCATCTTTTTCATCTATTTCTAACAATTCATATAAATCCATCTAATTTATTTATATGATTATTTTTAAATACTCATAACCCCAATCAGTAATCCTTCTAAACACAATAAATCCCTGAATGATTTATTAATCATTATATCATATTCAGTAAATTCTTTTATTATATATATTTTCTGTTCATTATTATAATTTAAATTTAATAAATGTGATAATAATCTTCTAAGAAATATATTCACATTTATAACTGATTTTGCTAAATATAATAATTGTTTTATATCTGTTATTTTTTTTGATATATTTTTATCTGATTTTATGATATAAATATATTTTTCAATAATTTCATCATAAACATCTCCATGTATCTGTTTAGTTTTAAAATATCCTAATATATTTATTAAATTAAAATCAATATTATCATGTTTCTTAATTATATTCATTAGAATATCATCATCAATTATGAACATATGTTTCATAAATAATTCACGAAAATACAAGAATTTGTCATAAGTTTTGTGTAAAGGAATACGGATATTCAAGAATCTACTTTTTAGAGGATCAATTACTTGATTGTATCTTTGAGTAATTATGATAATTTTACTGGTTTTCATAGATTTTTCAAGTAAAACGCGAAGTTTATTTTGAACAACAACAGACACAGATTCATAATTATCAAATACGATATAATTACATGTATTTGTGTAATAATTATATCCGTTTATAATTTTCTTTAAGTGATTAATAAACTTATCATCATTATGAATAAGTTTCATATCAAAATAAAAATGAGTATTACTTTTGTCATATTGAACATTATCATATAATATTTCAGTTCTCAAAGATTTATTTATATTAAAAATATCATTCAACAAAGTTTTTAATAATAATGTTTTACCAGATTTACTAATACCTGATAAAATTAAATTAGGATGATCTTTATGATTGATTATATCATATAATTTATATCCTAATTTATAATGAACAAGTGATAAAAAATCTTTATTATGTTTATAATCTTTAAAAAGATTATTCATTAATATAAGTGATGAAATTAATTCTAAATAAGAATAATATAGATGTAGATAATATTGTGTTGATAAATAAATCAAATGGATATAAGATATTATATAAATTGAATAATGTTTTGATGAATGGGATACATATTCAAATAGAAGGTTTTAATATATATAAAAATGATGATTTTTTATATATTGTTTTATCAAAACATGATGAAAAAATTATGAAAGAAATTATTAAATATATAAATGATAAATTAAATTTAAATATATGTTTAAAGAATAATATATTAAGAATACTTAATAAAAATTATAAAGATGAAAACACAATTAATTTAAACATAAGTAATATAAGAAATATAAATGATAAACATATGTTATATATTTATGATTAATTTAATATGATGAATAAATGGAAGATAATTTATTATGTAGGATGTTATGTAATCCATCAAGAATAAATAAGAATTCTATGAAAAATCATAATTATGATAATGAATTATTATATATGTTTAAAAGAAAATTTCCAAAACATATTTTAAATTTGAGCGATTTAATACAAATTTATGAAAAAATAGATGAGATTCATAAAATAAATTTGATTAAAGAATTAATAGAAGATTCCATAAATGGAGCAATCGAGCGATGTATTGGATTTAATCATAATCCAAATGAAATCGGAAATAATGAAGAACTTACAAAAACGATACAAAAAATATAATATAGATGATGTGATAGAAGAAATATGTGATGAAATATCGGTGGAGGATTTAGATGTTAAAAGAATAAAAAAAAATTATAAAAAACCAATTAAAAAGATGGATATAGAAGATGAACCATTAGATTATTGTAAATGTATGGCAAGAAGATTAAACGGAGGTTTAGGTGGTCAATGTACAAGATATAAAATAAATGGAACAAAATATTGTAAAAATCACCAAACAAAAGAACAGAGATGGTGTGGATTGATTACAGAAAAGAGGGAAGAAGAATTTTATTTAGTTAATGATAAAGGACGTCATTTACATAGATGGAAGAATTAAATAATCTAATCACCACCTTCTTCTTCATCACCATCATCATCATCAGAATATTCTATTTCTTCTTTTTCAAATAATTCATTGAGTATATTTTTTTCATCATCGTCGTCTACTATTAAACGAGGAACAATTGACATACATTGTAATTCTTGCATAAATAATTTACATGAATATGGTAATTCAACATTACATATATTTTTATCATTTTTATTATCAGATAACATACCACTAGTTTTGTTAACTTTTACTTTAAAAGCATCTGACCTTTTCATAACAGATTCTTGTAGGAAATCTGCTGTCCCATAAGCGATGATAGCATCTCTTTCCATTTCACCGATTCTAAGACCACCTTGTTGTGCTCGTCCAGCGGCCGGTTGTCTTACTAGTTGTTGCATAGGCCCAGTGGCACGTGAATACATTTTATCTTCAACCATAATTTTTAATCGTTGATAATATGTGGGACCAATAAATATGTTAGTATGTATTTGTTCACCAGTTACACCTGAATACATAATTTCGTCACCATATTTTTGGAAATTATGACTTTGTAAATGATCAAAATATTCACTTATATCATTATTTAAAAATGGTGTAGAGTCACCTAGTAATCCATCCATACAGCATGCTTTACCCAGAACAACCTCAAATAATTGATTAATTGTCATACGACTTGGTATAGCATGGGGATTAATTATAATATCAGGAATTATTCCTTGATTAGTAAAAGGCATATCTTGTTGATCTAATATCATACCACACATTCCTTTTTGTCCACATCTTGATGTGAATTTATCACCGATTCCGGGTGATCGAATTTTCTTAACACGAACTTTACAATTTCTTAAATCATTATTTATTTTTGTAACAACAACTTTATCAACAATACCATATGTTCCATATTTGACTTTTTCACCATAAACTTTAGTTATTTCTTTCCCTTTATTATTTACTATTTTTGAACATTTACCCATAATAACATCTTCATCGGTGATATGCTCGCCTTCTCTAATAAAACCATTATCATCTAATTTATTATAATCAGATAAATCTTTTTTAAGAACATTTTTTTGATATAAAGGATTAGCAAAATAAATTTTATTACCATTTTCAGATTCTTCTGACTCACTATAACTTCTGTAATATGTTGATTTAAATAATCCTCTTTCAACTGCTGTTTTATTTAATATTACAGCATCTTCTTGATTATATCCTGAATAACTAGCTATAGCGACAACAGCATTAATCCCATATGGTAATTTATCAACATCAGTATATTTTTTAAATCTTGTAGTAATAATTGGTTTTTGTGGATAATGAAGAATATGTCCCATAATATCAAATCTGGCATTAAACGCTGAAGAATAAACACCTACAGCTTGTTTTGTTTGTTGACATGAAAATACATTACGTGGATATTGTGAATGATTTGAAAATGGTATATTTACCGATAAGGCACTTAACATAAGAGATGAATGAATCTCTGAATGTGAATAATTTTTATCTGGGTCATATGCTGAATATATATCTTTAGCAATAAAAGCATTTTCACTTTCAATGGAATCAATATATTCTATACAAGCACCATTATCTTCTAAATATCGCATAAAATCTGGTTTCTTTTTTATTTCTTCTAAAATGTCTCTATGATATTCTGTATCATATGGTGTAATACCTGGTTTTTCATTATACATTAATCCATGTATCGCCTTACTCCAGGTTTCAATAAATGAATAATCTTTATTAATTAATTCATTATATTTATTGCCATCTTTGTTTTTTTTAAGATAAAATACTGGACGGATAATTCTACCGCTATCAGTAAATATATGAAATTCACCCGATTTAATATCCCATGATATAGAAGTATTTATATTTATGATACTATTTAATTTTAATAATTTAAGATATTTATAAAGAAATTGTGGATCAGAATGCAAACCGAAAATACGACCATTCAAAAATATTTTAGTTTTATTATAAAAATCGTTAGTTACAGTATCATTGATGGATAATATATTAATATCTTGTAGACATTCAATAATACCTGTTTCAGATATATTAGTAGTTACTTTAGCTATAATAGATAAATGATTAATTATACCGACATTACCACCATCAGGTGATTCAGTAGGACAAACAAACCCCCATTGTGAATTATGAAGTTTACGTGGACCAATGGTCTTAGATCCGGCAGGTAATGGATATGATAATCTTCTTGTATGTGATAAAGTTCCTAACATAGAATTTCTATTAAGATCCTGAACAATACCTTGTCTAGATGAAATAGCAGTACCAAAACGAGCACCAAATGATTTAGTTATTGAATCCATAGTTTTATTATCAAATATCACATTAAGATTATTATCATTAACTATATTAACTATATTTTTCTCATCACTCATTAAAGATTTATTCAATGATTTAAATTCATAATCTAATTTTATTGATAAATTTTTCTTAAATATTCCCCATAATTCTCTGTATAATTCTAATAATAATGAACCTGCTAAATCAATTCTTTTATTAGAATAAGAATCTCTATCAGTAGGATTTAATAATCCGATTTTAGTTAATAAAATTTTTCTAATAGAATATCCAAGAAATACACCTTTCATATATAAATTTTCTTCATAATTAGGAAATAAATTATTATTTAATATATCTATAACATTAATAATTTCTTTACCTTTAGTATTAAATGAAAGAGCATAAAAAGCATCTTCTTGTTTATAAATTGGTTGTGAATGTTTAATAGATGGTAACAATAGTAAATAAAGATTATTTTGTAATGAATCATTATCTGAATCATAAATAATATGTGATAAAATTTCTTTATCAGAATTAAATCCTAATGCTCTAAATAACATAAATAATGGGATATTAATATCATTACCTGATTCATGGGCAAATCCTTTTATTCTTACAGTGAATAAATTATCTCTTTTATAAACTAATTCATCATTAACAGTAGCTCTGTAACTTTGTTCAGAATAATAAATATAATTACTTCTTGATGATTGAAAACCTTTAGTTGATACAGATTTAATATATCCTTCATAATCATCACCTGATTTGACTACATATAAGATATTATTAATTTTAGATTCTTGTGATATAACAAGTTTTTCTTTACCATTTATGATAAAATATCCTCCTTGATCGAAAGGACATTCACCCATTTCAGATAATTTTACTGAATCTAATTTATTTAATATACATAATTTAGAATGTATCATAATTGGGATAAAACCAATATTTAATCTTTCAAAATTCTTAATAATGAATGAATTATCATTAAATATATATTTGATTCCTATGTTACAAAAAACACTTGATCTATAAGTATAATTTTTTAGACGTGCTTCATTCGGATACATATACCGTGAATCACCTTCATTTAATATAATAGGTGATGATATAAATATATTTTCTATATCATCAACTATACTACCTGTTTCTTCGTTTAAAGTTTCACCGAAATAAATCTGTATTTGATATTTAAAATTACCACCACCAGAATCACCTTTAAATATTTGTAAAGGATTTTCTCTTTTAATAATATGTTGAATACCATTTTCTCGTGAAAATATAAATTCATTAAATGAATCAACTTGATGTTGTGATTTATAGTATGGTTCATCCCTAAAATATGTATCTATTACATTCCAAACATTAACTTTATCATCTATGAGTTTATCCATTTATATATATTATTAATATTTATAATTATTTTAACTTAAAATATATATATGACTTCTAAAAATCAATTATTTCGTAGAAATCCGGATAGATATATTATTAGTGATTTATTAAAGATATTTGATATAGAATCATTAGATGATACAAATTTTTATTTCACAAAACAGGATTTATTAAATCTTGATATAATTGATGCTATGAATAAATTAAAAAATCGTTTAGAAGTTTATTATATTCCATGTAAATCAAAAATATATTTAAATGATATAGATGAAAAAAAATGTATCACAATTTTAAGACAATTCCTTAAATATATGGATTATAATCTTAAATTAAAAGAAAAATATGTGAATGGTGTAAAAAATTATCAATATTTTATAGTATGTATAAAGAAAAAAGTAGTAATTGATTTTGATTAAAATATTTATTATTATATATGAAGTTTAATAATACGACAATCATATTAATAATAATATTATTATTAATATTATATTTACTAGATAACATTAAAGAAATTGAAGATAATATATTAAAACAGTCATCCATAAATAAAAAACATTTACATCCAAGAAATAAATATTTTCAAGATATATTTTATGATAATATACTACAAAAGAAAGAAAAAATTAAAAAAAATATAGAAGTTAATGAAGAAAAAATTGTAAAAGAATTATCTATTAAACAAGATGGTAATAAAATAGATGTGAACATATCATTAGAAGATTATTCACCACCAGTTGAAGAAAGTGTTGATATACCAAGTGTAGATAAACATATATCAGGTGTATCAGGTCCTGGTATAACTACATCAAATGTAATAATAAATCATACAGATGAAAAACCTCTATATATTAATTATTAATAATTCTTACAAATACCATATGTTTTACGATGCCATTCAGTAATTCCTTTTTCTTTTATGGCTGCTAAATGTCTGGCAGTTCCATATCCTTTATTATTATGAATATCATATTCTTTTAACTCATGGTTTTCTTCACATAGTTGTTTTATATAATTATCTCTATTAACTTTTGCTATGACAGAAGCACAAGCAATGCTGCGATATTTATTATCACCTTCAACTATACATTTATGATCAATATAATTATCATTACAATCACAATAAAAATCAAATTGATTACCATCAACTAATATAGTATCAACTTTATGATCATTTACAATATCATCGAGACATAGATGCATTCCTCTAATAGTTGATTTTAATATATTTGTTCTATCAATTTCATCATGATGAATAAACTTATGTGATACTGCTACGGCGTTTTTCATGATATAGTCATAAGCTATATTTTTTTGTCTATCAGTCATTTTTTTAGAATCTCTAATTATTATAGAATTATCTGGTTCTGTTTGTGACCATATAACTGAAGCTACTGATACTGGACCAAACAAACAACCACGACCAGCTTCATCAATACCGACTTCAATTTTATCTTTTTCATAAAATTGTTCCATTAAATTATTATATATGTTATATTAAGACATGGGTTTAAGTAATAGTATCAGAGAATTATTATTAGAAAATATAGAAAGAAATAATTATGTTAATGATTTAAAACCTGTTTCAAAACAAACAGAATTTAGTACGGTGGAAGAATTACATCATAAAACTATAGAAGAATCTAAAAAAGTAAAAGTTAAAAAAACTAAAGATAAAACTAAAGAATTTAAAATAGATAAAATTGAATCTTCACAAAAAGAAGAAGAAGAAGAAGAAGAAGAAGAAGAAGAAGAAGAAGAAGAAGAAGAAGAAGAAGCAAAAGAAACAGCAGATATGATTGAAACATTCCAAAATAAAAATGAGGATTTACTTCACAGTGCCGAAGATATTTCAAATGATGAAGATAGTTATTTAATGGATGACGATGAATCAACTGATATGATTATATCACAAGATGTAGATGGTGATGATGATGAAGAGGTTGAAGAGGTTGAAGTTGAAAAACCTATTGAAAAACCTGTTGAAAAATCTGATAAAAAACCTGTTGAAAAATCTGATAAAAAACCTGTTGAAAAACCTGTTGAAAAACCGGATGAAAAATCGGATGAAAAACCTGTTGAAAAACCTGTTGAAAAAAAATCAGTTACTAAAGGTAATACCAAGTCATCTAGTAAAGAAGAGGATTCATCTAAATCAACCAGTATAAATGAATTTTTTGAATCATTAAATGTAAAAATAAATTCAGCAAATGAAGATAAAGATAAACCTGAAGTAAAATCAACACATAAAACATCTAATGATTTATCAGGTGGTGCGAATATAAAAAAAATAAAATTAACAGAAAAATACGATTTTTTTTAAAATATTTTATCTTTTTCTTATATAAATGGGATATAATTTAGCATATTTGGCAACTCCTACATTTGGTGGTTGGGTCACAATGACAGCACATCTTTCCCTCAAATACAATTATCCTCTTTTTAAAATATCAAAATCAAATAAGACTGAAAAAAATCAGAGAAACTTTGGTTATGGTGTTAAATATCAAAATGTATCTATAGATAATCTAACTGAACGTGGTAATATTCTTATAGTAGCATTAGATAAACATTTTTATCAATATTTAGATAAATTTCCTGATGATACAACTATAGTCATGCATGATCCAAATGATTTTAAAAGCGAACCAGTTCAACAATTTTTAAAACGAGTAAATGTGATAACTATACGTGAAGCAGTCAAACAAAATTTATTAATTAATCACAATATTCAGTCTGAATTTAAATATCATCCATTTCATCAATATGATCCTAAAACTTATAAAAATAATGTTAATGATAAGTGTATATCAATTAACAGAATAGATTTTGATAAAAATACACACGATATTCTCAGAGCAAATCCATTAATTAAAGATGATTGTAATAAAATATGGATATATGGCAAAGAAAACAGATTATATGTTCAATTTACTTTAATAAAATTGGGATTAAAAGAAGAATTTATAAAATACTGGCGAGGTAGATTTGATAAAACATTACCAATATCTTTTAACGAAAGAGATATATTAAATAATTGTAAATATGTTGTAGACTTATCAGTCATAAAAGGTGATGGTGGTGGTACTCAATATACATTTTTAGAAGCAATACATCAAGATTGTATATTAATTTTACATAAAGAATGGGTTGAACGCGGTAATCTATTCAAGGATAAACATAATTGTTATGTTGTTGGATATACAGATTGTATCGAACAAGAATTAGCAGATATAATTAACTCAGAGAATTTAGATTTAGATAAAAAAATATTAGAAAATTCTAAAAAGATTATGAAAGATAATATTAACGTCGTTTGGTAAGATGTTTTTTCTTTCTCTTCTTTTTCTTCTTTTTCTTCTTTTTCTTTTTTCCAATATGTGTTTCAGGTTTAATCAACCATTGTGCCATTGATTCTGTTACGTGTGGTTTATCTCCATCTTGTCTGACCATAAAAACATCACAAGTAAAATCACATAATGTTAATTTATTAACATCTGTATCTTCAACAATACCACAAACTTGATTTCTAAAAATAAATGCGTCACTTTTAGAATTTAAATGTGTCGTTAATTGAGACAGTTTTGTTTCAATTTTGGATATATCTGTATCTGATACATTATATGAATGTAATAAATAGAATCCCCCAAGGCCTTTTTGATCACCAGTTAAAGGTGTATAACATTTATTAATATATTTACCTTGAATTGGGTATACAACAGGTCTATGTGAATGAGTTATTAATGATTCTAAATAGTGTTTCATTGAACGCATGGGTATTCGTGAACGCATGGGTGTTCGTGAACGACCTAATACACTACTACTTACACCTTCTTCTATTTCTGGTGGTTTTCTATCTTCTGAAGGATTTACAAAAACATGATCAATATAATCTTCCATGTTTAGACCTTTTGTATAACTAAAATATGTATGTAATATCCTTATAAAAGCTTTTAAATCAGGATTTCCTACACAAATTCCTCCCATATTAGATGTAGATAAGATATTAAATTCTGTTAATTGACCTGGTTTATCTTTATAGTATACAATTTCATCAACGGGTATTGTCGGTGTATCTTCAGGACCCATCCATTTAATACCTATATGTCCATGACATCTAACACCAATTATAACAGATTTTTCTTCTTGTTCAGAATTACTTCTACTTCTACTTCTTCTTCTACTTCTACTTCTACTTCTACCAGAACTTCTACCAGAACTTCTACTTCTTGGTTCAGGACTTCTACTTCTATTTCTTCTATGCATATAATATACCTTACATAATATTTTCTCTGAATTTATCAATTAATAATTCTAAAGGACATGGACCTATATCCAAAATAATTTTGTGAAATGCTTTTAAATCTTTATTCTTTTTCATAAATTCTTTTTTTAGAAATAATATAACTTGTTCACCTATTTTATAAGTTAATGCTTGAACAGGGTTCGCTGAATATCTAAGTATTTGATCATCTATAAACGAATCAGATTCATTTTTAAAATATGATTTCATATAATCAAAACATTTATCATAATTCCATCCATAATAATGTATGCCTGTATCTATTATTAAACGCAATGATCTTTCAATACGATATTGTAGAGAATAATAATATTCTTTCCAATTAGTATATTCATAAAGTGATTCACAGTATAATCCCCATCCTTCAGAATATCCAGAATAAAGTGTGTTTTTAACATAATCAGATTTATCAGATTTATAAAGGAGTTGTCCTTCATAATGATGTCCTGGAACCCCTTCATGAATGCTTAGGACTAATAATTCATAATGACTAATTCTCTTTGGTTTCATAACATTCATAAAAAATGTGCCTACACCTCCATTACTTTTATTGGGTCCAATATAATAAGCAGTCATATTCATATTATATTCAGCTATAGGTTTTATATCATATAATTTATCAATATCTTGAAAAAATAATTTGTGTAATTTAGAATGTTGAATCTTTCTTTGCTTCTCTAATAATTTTATTATTTCATCTGATGTTTTAAAATATTTATTATGTTTGTACATATAATCATCTATGTCTTCACAACCAATTTTATCAGCGAGTTTTTTTTTGAGTGCTAAATCACGTTTTAATTCTTTTATACCAAACTGATGTATTGTATCTGGAGTAAGATTAGGAAGTATTTCTTGTTTACAAAGTAATTCATAATATTTTTTACCACCTGCATAAGCACATAATCCTATATCGTCTATACAATATGATAAATATTCATTTGTGACAAAAGTATTTAATCGTTTAATATTATTGATAATATATTTTTGAATTGCTTTAATAAATTGTGATTTAATATTACTCGGAACATTTTTGGGATTAATTTTATCATCTAATATTGAACGTGATTTATCAAGAAAACTTTGTATAACTAATTTATTCATAAATACTTTTGCCTTAATACCTTTTTCCATGATTTTTATCATATCACTAGTAATACCTGATAATGATTTCATTCTATTTATAACCATTACATAATCATCCTTACTACTTAAAGGAGGTAGTTTATTAATACAAATATCATAATACATAAATAATATATTATCATTGATGTCTATTAAATATTCACCTACAGAAAAACTCGCTTTTTTATCATAATCAAGATCATGTTTCAAAACCCGTTCACAAAATGATAATTCTTTTTTCTTTTTTAAATCTTTAAGATATTTTTCATTCACATCTGTAGATTTTTTATTAAATTGTTTTGATAAATGATTAGGTAATATACCTTTTCTTTTAAGAAATTTAGTATATTGAAGATAATCATTCATAGGAGGATAAATATTTACCTGATCGACTAAATATTTATCACATAAGTCCATATAAAATATAGAATAAAAAAAATTTATAGAAAGAATATTATTAAATATTAATTACTGATACTAACTTATTGTTTCTTGACACCTCGTTTCTTAACTGGTTTCTTAACAGGTTCTTCATCTGAATCAGAGTCCGAATCTGAATCTGAAACAGAATCTACTACTTGTGGAGGAGGAGCATTGTTATTCTCTGCTGGTTTTTCAACTGGTTTCTCAACTACATCCATATCATCATCGTCATCACGAAATGCGTATCCATTAATAGATTTTTCTGCTACTTCTACTTTAAGTTGTTCTGCTCGCCAAGTGCATCCAAACTTACCATTGATAACCCAAACACCATTACACCGAAGGACTACATTCATACCAGCTCCTTTAGTAAGAACATCATCTGCTAGAGATTTAAAATCATCACCATCATCATTATCAATATTAAACATATTGCGATTATTGTCATAAACCTTACACTGATGAGATCCGTCACGTTTCACAATTTTAAATCCAAATCGTGGAGGAAACTTACCATTAGGTTCACCTGTTTCTTGATCTACAGATACCTTAATCATAGGAGTATACATTGTTTCAATAGTTTCTCGAGTAGTTTTAGAAAACTTAGGACCAAACCATTCTTTACGATTGTCAAGTGCATAATCAACTACACGATTATCTAGTTGAACCATCATATCATGGAAACTTTTCATAGTAGAGTTGTTATTAAATTCTGTAAGAGAGAACTGGATAGTATATTTACCAGATGAATCATTATCAGCATAGTATTTGGTATCCCAAAGAACATTAACCCTAGGTGTCTGAACATATAGAGGTCCCCCACTATTATTCACATAAACCATATTTCCACCATTAGGTAGTTTCTTAGGTTCACTGAAAGTGAGATTACCGACAGTTACTTCACACGGTTTGAGAACTTTTTGTGCCATATTATAGTGTTTACTTGCTTTTAACTTTCGAATCAAATTTATTTGCTTTAGTAGTTGAAAGTGTGTTACTTTGTTTCTTTACTTTGTTTCTTTTCTTTTATTTACTTTGTTATATTATTTTTTGTTTTACTGGTATCTCAAATTTATTTATATATATTACAATTATATATCTTATTTTATCTTTAAGTATAAAGTTTTTTCATATATACAAGAAACTATTTAACTATTTTTTAATATACAATAATATATAGAGATGTGTGAATATATTCATAATTCAATATGTGGGAAAAAAAAATGTTATGGTGAATTTTGCTGTAAGCATCGTAGAGAATACTTAGTCCAAAATGATTTTATAATCATAAATAAATTTACAGATAAATCGTCTGATTATCTTAAAGATGATATACTAAGTACACTTAATCAAATTGATAAAAAAATATATAAAAAATCATTAAAAAAAGATATATTATTTAATGTATTATCGTCAAAAATAAATCGATTAAATCATTATACTAATAATAGTGAAAAAATACAAAGAATACAATTTAGATACAAAGAAAAATACAAAAAACAACAATCATTGATTAGAGGTGAAGGATTTTTAAATAAAAAATCGTGTAATAATACGGAAGATTTCTTTACATATGAAAATGTAGATGAAATATCTGATAAATATTTCTTTTCATATAAAGATTATAAAAATATTGTATGGTTTTTTGATATTAGATCATTAAAAAAACTAATTGATATGAAACAACCGAATCCTTATACAATGGTTCCTTTTAATGATAATGTGATTATAAGAGCATTGAATATTATTGAAAAATTAAATAATATGAATATTTCTACAGATTTTAAAGATGAAATAAAACAAGTAGAAAAAGATAAAAAAAAATTGTTAAAACAGAAAGTTATAGATGTATTTGCAAGTATAGAACGATTAGGATTAAGTGTTAATGCACAATGGTTTACATGTCTTCATATAATCCATTTAAAAAAGATATATGGTTTGATGGAAGATATATGGAATTGGCGGGCAGAATTATCACAAGAAATAAAGATAAAAATGTGTCCACCTGATGGGAAAATTTTTAATAGATCTCCACACGAAATCAGACATACTTCTGACCGTATGAAAATGATGGATTATATATTAACAGATATTAATAAATTTAATAATGCTGAATATGATAGTGATAAAATAATAGGATTTACATATTTTTTAATATCATTATCTAAAGTAAATCCTATTGTATTAGATACTCATCCATGGATGGCAAGTGTTATGCAATAACAAATCTAATAATTATAGTCACATTATACAATGATTTATATGAAATATATAAACAGAGATATATATCATACATATATTGTATATAAACCACCGTTGAATTGGAAAGAATATTTCAAAGTATGTAAAACAGATGAAGGAAAATATATTCCATAATGTTTTATTTTTTAAAGATACTTAAAAATAATTTTATACTAATAGTATAACAGAGAACGCGGTTAAATAGATAAAATAAAAACTAATATAAGATATAAAATGCCTAAAGCAAAATCCCAAGCACCGAAAAAAGCATCTGCTAAAGCCAAGAAATCTACTAAAGTTTCTACTCCTGAAGTAGTTGATACTCCTCCGGTAGTAAATACTCCTCAGGTTGAGACTCCTGTTGTATCTACTCCAGTAGATGTAAATGCGACTGGTAATAATGTTAAAGTCGCTCCTAATCTTTTAGATTACAGTGTTGAAATGGATGCCATGGAAGAGCAACTTAAATCTGTTATGAATGCTGTAAAGGTTGCACTTACTAATCTTTCTACTCTCCAAAAGAAAGTAGCACGTGAAAAGAAAGTAGTTGATCGTAAAATGAATGGTAAAGTAAAGAAAGTAAAGGATCCTAATGCTCCTCCTACTGGATTTGACAAACCAGTTACTATCTCTAAAGAATTATCCACATTCCTTGGCACTTCTCCGGATGAGAAAGTATCTCGGTCTAGTGTAACTAGTCGTGTCAGCGCCTACTGCAAAGAATCTGGACTCCAGAAAAAGACTGATGGTCGTAAAATTATCCCTGACAAAAAACTTTCTGCTCTTCTACACATCAAGGAAGGTGTTGAGACTAATTTCTTTGAACTCCAGAAACATCTTGCTAATCATTACCCTGAGACTGTAGCTAAGAAAGCTGCTGCTGCTGCTAAAGCATCTGCTTAGATAATTTTATATTCTAATCCACTCATTCTTAAACTTTTATAGATATAATTTTTTTTACCTATTTTTTTGATATTATCATTTTTATTAATAACTTTATTTTCTTTTAGAAATGTAAAGTATAATTTATTATTACAACATATTTCTTTTCCAAATAATTTTAAAAATTTTTTTAAATTATTATATATTTCTGCTCTTATTACAAAATATGCAAGTACATTTGTATGACGATTAATATCTTTAATATCTTTATTTAGAAATAATATTTTTTGTGATTGAAAATTACACCAATATTTTTCAATTGATAAAAAATTTATAAATCTTTTATAGTTACCACCTGATAAAAAGAAACAATTAATAATATTTGCCCATATTTCTGTATATGATTCAAATACATTAATATTATGTGATGTAATATTATATCGTTTTTGATATAATTGTATTATATCAGGTGGGTCATCTCTACTGCCATCACAATCAAATAAATGAAATAATTCATGTATAGTCACTTTTATAACTTCTTCTTTTCTCCATATATTAATAGTGTTCGCACCAGCTGACCCACTATTAAGATGTTTATGTTTTAAACCATTATCTAAATCATTATCAATTAATTTTTTATCATCTAATAAATAATAATTAATATTATATTCATCATCTACTTTTTTTATAAGATGTGCTACATATGATATAATTGGTAAGATAATTTCTCTAAATTTAATGATATCTAAATCATCATAATATACATTTACGTGAATTTTTGATTGATGAATTGTTAGAATAGTATAGTGATTATTTTTAAGAGAATTTGCTTTAATAGATAATTCATGAGATATGAATGGTGACTGAAGATATGGTTGTTTTTTTACATTCGATACTATATAGTCATGACTATTATCTATAGTCTTTAAGTGTTTAAATAAATCATGTAATTCTTTGAATCCACGTGATACCTGTTTATGATTATTTGTAATAAATTTAATTATCTTTTTACTGTCATTTGTCAACATATATTTTATTATATATTATATAATATAAATGAGTTATTATTTAGACTCAAAATATCCATTTAATCCAGTAAATCTTCAAGGAAGTATTACAACTAATGAAATTAAAGACACAACTAAAAGATATGGATGGAATTACAAAATAGATGAAAAAGATAATTGTATGAACATCACATATAAATTAAGCAAAGATACTGATGTAATGTTTGGGACTAACAAACCTATGAATGAGAAATGTACTAATATTACAGGTAGTTTGACATATGATCCAAGTAATTCACAAAATTCATTATGGAATAATTCAACTAGAAGAAAAGTTATTGTTAATAATAAAAGAAATTGATAATATCTAAAGATATATTATATATATATATTAAAATATGAATCGTCTAAAAAATATTCATCATGATAGATATAAAGTTGATGATATACAATATGCTAATTTCTTATGGGAAGATTGTACTAAAAAAAAAGAAGTAATTCCGGATAAATCTCGTAAATTTGCTATTGATTTAAATAATATAGCATATACATCTGTTTATTATAATGGGACACCGATGATATATGTAACAACACCTGTTATGACATGTCTTTGGGGAATGAATAAACAAACAAAACAATTATCACTACAATTTACAGATTTAGAAACAGATTCTTCTATGAAAAGTTTTTATAATTTTATAAAGAACATAGAAATACATAATATGCAAAATCTAGGTATCACAGAAGATAATATGGATGAATATGGGACACAAATTAGAGTCGATAAATCAGGTAAATATGAACCAAATTTATCGGTAAAGGTACCATTTGTAGAAAATAGATATGAAATAGAAGTATTTAATGATGAAATAGATAATATTAATATTTATAATATTAATAACTTTGTAAAAATGAGATGTGATATTTATATAGATAAAATATGGAAATATAATGATATATTTTATTGTAAATGGAAAGCAAGAAAAATATATTTAGTTTAAGTTTATATTTTTTTTTATAGTTTTTTTTATAATGACAACTTTATCATATAGTAAAGTTATTATGGATAATATTAAATTATTATCACCAGATAAACTTGAGGATCATTATATATGTAATCTTAAATATGATAATAGATTATTATATGTTCAAACACCATCATTAAGTGTAAATGAAATAACAAAAGAATATATATTGTTAAATATAAATGATGAATTTAAAAATTTTATGAATGATATAGATCAATGTTGTATAAAATATACATATGATAATTCTAAAACATGGTTTAAAAAAGATATACCACACGATGCATTAATAAATATGTATGAAAATATTGATACAGATAATAATTTAATTCGTATAGATTTTTCATATATAAAAGATAAATTACAATGTAATATTTATAATTCTGATAGAGAATCTATTGATATATCAAATATAAATTCAGGTGACAATATTATATTATTATTGTATTTTAAAGGTTTAAAGATATTTTCTTCAAATTTTCATTTAGATTTTCATATAAATCAAATTAAATTAAATAATAATGAATATCAAATATTAAAAGAATATTCTATAATCGATGATAATGAAGATAATTATGATACTATAGATGATATAATAATTAAACAAGAAATAGATGAAGTATTGAATCAGGAAAAGAAACAAAAAGAAGAATTAAAAAAACAAAAAGAATTAGAATTAAAAAATAAAATGAAACAATTAGAAGAAGAATTAAATAATCTAAATAATTAATATTTTCACAATATTTTTTTTATTTTATATAATATAAAATGAAAATGCCGTCAATTGATAAAATATGTAATATAGCTGGATGTGTATTAATTTTTGTATTATTAGCATTATTGGTTTTTAAACCAAATGGTGTAATGTCTCTTTTAGAAGGTCAATCACCAATAGCCAAACCACCGACTGCTAAACCGGTAGCTAAACCTGCTGCTAAACCTGCTGCTAAACCTGCTGCTAAACCAGGAAGACCAGCAAAACCTTCAGCTAAATCAGGAGTAACCGCTTCTAATCCATTAGGTGATAATGAAGAATATGCTGCTGTATCGGGTATTCAAACTCCTGCTCGCTCATGTTATCCACAAGATTCTTTATCACCTAAAGAATTACTCCCAACAGATGATAAAGATAATATTGCTAATTTTAATAAAGATTATCCTATTTCTGAGGGAATTCTTAAAGGTGTTAATTTCTTAGAAGCAGGATATCAAGTAGGTGTTAATACTGTTGGTCAAAGTCTTAGAAATGCTAACAGACAGGTTAGATCTGAACCACCGAATCCGCAAGTTAATGTCAGTCCCTGGATGAACACTACCATCGGTCCGGATCTTGGTAGAGCTCCACTCGAAATTGGTGAAGATTGTTATGCTTCTATTGGTAATAATACTTTATAAATTTGATATTTAAAAATAAATATTTATATAAATTATAATGGAAAAAGTTAATCCTTTTAATCTAAATAATAAACTTATCAATCCTACTGATATTATTAATATTATGGAAACATTAAATATTAATAATTTTAAAGTTAATAATATTCTTTTATATCAAACTTCTTTTATACATAAATCTTATTGTAAAGAATTATATGAAGATACTGATTTTAAAAATATTGATCGTTCACTAGATTTACAAGAAAATTCTTATGAAACGATGGAATTCTTAGGTGATTCTATTTTAGGATCTATTGTATCATCATATTTATATGAAAGATTTTATAAAATTTATAATCAAAATGAAGGATTTTTAACATATTTAAAGAATCGTATTGTATGTGGTGAAAGTTTAGCAGTTCTATCAAAAAAAATAGGATTAAATAAATTTATAGTTATATCAAAACATATAGAAGATTCTTGTGATGGAAGAAATAATCTTAACATTTTAGAAGATGTATTTGAAGCATTTATTGGTGCTATATTCTTAGACAATAATTATGACACAATTAAAGAAATATTATTAAATATTATAGAAAAATATATAGATTTTACAGATATTATTATTAAAAATAATAATCATAAAGAACAAATTATTAAATATTTACAACATAATTATAAAGAAAATCCTAAATATAAAGATATTAATTCTGATAATGATAAATTATATAGATGTGAATTATTATTTCAGGATAAAGTAATTTCTAAAGGTGAAGGAAAATCTAAAAAGAAAGCACAACAAGATGCTTCACGTAATGCTTTAATATACTACAATGTTATAAATTAATATTATATATATTATATAATAATATGGATAGAAAAAAGTATAATTTTAATAAACATGAAGATGTTTTTTTAGTTATACTAAAATATTTTGATGGTGAAGTATTACTTATTAAAGAAAATATTATTAATGATCTAAAAAATGATAAATATCGTGGAGAAACAATTAAACCAATTGATCTCACTATAATTAAAGACTTACATAAAATACGTAAAGCACGAGATAAAGGTAATATAGATTTTATTAATCCTGAATGGGCAAATGATAAAAAAATAGTCGTTGAAAAAATGAAAAAAATGTTCCCAGATAAAAAACCTGAAGAACCTAAAGAGCCAGAAGAACCAGAAGAACCTGAAGAACCTAAAGAGCCTGAAGAACCTAAAGAGCCTGAAGAACCTAAAGAGCCTGAAGAACCTAAAGAGCCTGAAGAACCAGAAGAACCTAAAGATCCTGAAGAACCTAAAAAACCTGATAAAAAACCATCTAAAAAAAAATCTGAACCTAAAGAATCAACTATAAAACCATTACAGAAAAAAGACGAATACAAATATATTTTAGAACAACGCAAAGCATATGTTAATTGGATTAATTCGGAATTTTATGATAAAATTATAGATGAAAGTGATGATCCTAATGTAAAAAATAATTATCAGTTATTTGTTAAAGGATATCTATCAATTGAATCACCATTTAGAGGATTATTAGTTTATCATGGGCTAGGTACAGGTAAGACAGCTACATCTGTAATAACTGCTGAAGGACTTTCACCATTACCGATTAAGACATTTTTACCTGCATCATTAGAGGGTAATTATATTGCTGAAATAAAAAAGTTTGCCAGTGATACATTTAATATAGAATCTAATAATTGGGTCTTTTTTACATTAGAGGAAATAAATAAAAATGATGTAATCAGAAAATATATTTATGATGAAATTGGTATTGAAAAAAAAATCATAGATACTATAGTTAGAAGATTAAATTTATCTTTAAAAAAACAAGGAGTAGATGTTCCTAAAAAAAAAAAATTAGGATTAGATGATTATCGTGATATGGGTGGTGTAAATGTTTCATTTACGATTAAAGGTGATAAATTTACTGGTGTCATAAAAGGTGTTCATGATGAAAAGAAAAAAGTTATTGTTTTAGTGGGTGATAAAGGATACAACGTTCCTACATCAAAAATAGTCATATTAGATGAAGTATCTGATGATCCACCTGATATGATTCAAAAAGGATTATTTATTAATTTAAATATTATAGGTGAAACAGATAAAACTATTTATACTATAGATGGTGAATTTAAAGTGAACAAATTATCAAAATTAAAATCATATGACGATATTCAAAAATTATCTGATATCCAAATGAAACAATTAGAAATCCAATTAGATTTTATGATAGAAAATAAATATAATTTTATTCATTATAATCCGTTTCCATCTATTACAAGAGATCAACTTTTAGAATTAAATATTGAGAAAGATCTTTATGATAATATTTTAGATGAAGAAGCAGATAAAGAAAATAAATCAATAGTCATAAAAAAGTTAATTGATGCTTATTCTAAAAATAAAACAGAATACATAGAATCACCATTTAAAAATGAAGTAATCATATTTGATGAAGTTCATAATTTTATCAGTCAAATAAAGAATGATAAAGGACCTGCTAGATTATTTTATAATTGGATCATAAATAGTAAAGATGTAAAAATTGTATTTTTATCAGGAACACCTACAATTAATAAACCATCTGAAATTGCATATTTATTTAATATGCTTAAAGGATCAATTGATGTATATAATTTTACAGTCAAAATGGATGGTGATATAGATGATATATCTAAAAGATTAAAAAATATATTTTATGAAAACTTTTCATCTATTGAGCAATTATATGTGACAAAATCAAAAGGTAAGATTATTATATCATTTATTAAAATAAGAAGCAATTTTTCTAATATCTTAAATGCTGATGGGAATGTTGAAACTATTAAATTTAATGATTACACTTTTGAAGAATTTATTGAACAAATATATCTGGGTTTAAATAAATTTTGTGATAAAAGTTTAATAACACCATCTGAAAAAGATTTTAAAAAAATACCTGATCGTGAGATGAATAATATATTAAGAGGGAAAACTGTCATATTTGATGATGAAGTAGGTGTTCATTTTAATCGCAGACAAAAACTGTTCGAACTTTATGATACAGATAACTCTATGATAGATTTAACAAATAATGAGGTTTTTATGGAATACTTCTTTGATGAAGAAGGTAATATACCACCTAGAAAACAAGTTCTTCTTAGAAGAATGCTGATGGGTTTAACATCATATTATCCTATTGATAGATCATCTATAGCTTTTATGCCTGAAATAATTGAACCTGTCACAAAATATGATAGATATTCAGATTTTAATATTACTAAGAAAATTAATATTGTTCCATGTTTTATGTCATATGAACAATTTACTCGTTATGAATCAAAATATACTGAAGAACAAAAAGCTAATATTCGAAGATTCAGTCGTAAAAGTATGTATGATGATAGTTCATTTCATTATTTTACAGGAACACGTAAATCATGTAATATAGTTTATAATCAAGATAATAAAAAAGGTGTTGATTTAGTGAAACTATATGAAGGTATGAATGATAAAGAAAACTTTGGTAAAAATTTAGCAAATTATTCACCCAAGATGATTAATATCTTACAAAATATGCAAAAATATATTAATAAATCTACTAATGATTCAACTGGTAAGATATTAGTTTACAGTGATTATAAAAGTGATGGTGGTACTGGTGCGTTTGAACAAGTATTGATATCTAATGGATATGAAAAATATGATCATAATTCAAACCCTATTGATAAACTTGTTGAAGCGGGTAATAAGAAATTAAGATATACATTTATTACAGGTGATACTAATAAAGAAATTAATAAAAATGCCTTTAATAAAGAACAAAATAAATTGGGCGAATACATCCAAGTTATGATGATTTCTAAATCAGGTGCTGAAGGTATTTCTTTAACATGTGTTCGTCAAGTTCATATAATAGAACCATTCTGGAATAATGTTAGAATCGATCAAGTATTTGGTCGTGCTATTCGTCGTAATTCACATATTCAGTTAGATGAAGATGATCGTAATGTTGAACAATATCTTTATTTATCAGCATTCCCAGATGGTAATAATATAAAAGATATATTTACTTTCACACAAAATTTAGGATGGAATATTACTAAAGATATTGATCCTACAATATCTAATTTTGAAGAACATTTATTAGAAAATCATAAAGATGTTTATGCTATGATTCAAAAAGTACTTCATATAAAGAATATATCTAATAACACTACTTCTGACCAAATGATTTTTGAAATCATGGAACGTAAATATAAAATCACCGAAAAACTTAATGATATTATAAAAGAATCTTCAGTAGATTGTCTTAAACATACTACAGATGATCCTATATTAAATAATAAATGTATACAATTCTCAAGTAAATTACAAAATGAACAGGCATATTTCCCGGGTATTGATTCAGATGAACTAAATAAAATAGATACTATACAATTAAAATCAAAGAAATCATATTTTATTGAACCTGATACATTAGTTATTGGTGCTAAAAATAAATTATCTGAAAATATTTTTTCATATTATAAAATCGATAAAAAATATAAAGATGAAGATTTAAGATATATTCGTGAAAATGGTGTTATTCAATGTGATTTCTTCTTAGATGATAATAAATTCTTTGTATATGAATCATCTAAATATCCATTAAATGATAAAATCACAAATAAATTTTCAGTTGTTCAGAGTATTTATCATGTAAATTCAGATGATACAATTTATACAACTTATATTGAAAATGATAAATATCCTGATTTAAAACACGTTAAAAAAGTAAAATATTTAATTGGTCATAAAATAAAATACAATATTAATGATAAATTATTCTTCATGCCCGAAAATATTCATGATTTAGATATATACAAATTATATGATTATAAATCATATTTAGAACAAAATTATTCTATTGATAATCTACCATGTTTTGTATTGTATAAGAATAAATTTTATCAATCTATTTAATAAACAAAACATTTTGATTACTGACATTCATTAATTTCATTTCTATATCATCTACTACAGTCGCATTCATAATATAATTTGTTTTAAAGAATAATCTATTTTTTTCTATTTTAATTACTTTCATAGGTTCTAATAATAAATATCTTAATTCCATCATATTTGTAGATAGATTCATTACTTTAAAATAATCTTCTTTCATTATATCTTTAGTTGAATTTACATTTATGATTATTGTATCCTCAGCAATTTCTAATTTCGTCACATTAATTATATCATAATTTGCATATTCAGTATTTGTAATATCAGTTATTTTGATTGTGATTAATTCTGATTCAGGTTTACTAAATCTATGTGCTTCAATAGGTTTATATACACCATATGTTCTATGATTATTATCTAATTCTTTTTCTAACTCTAAAGATATATCTAAATCTAATTCTTTTATTGATAAACATATTATTGAATGATCAAATATATAATTATCTTCTAATGGGATGACTAATTTATATATTTGACTATTATCATGAATATCTATATTATTATTATTAAGATTAAATACATAATTATATCTAGATGAACGGATATGTGATCTTTTATTTGATACAATTTTCTGAACTGGTTTAAATTCTTCAACCGGTAATTGGTCAACATTATTCGCTTGATATGATACAGAATCTATTTTGATTTGTTGTCCTTGTAAACTTTGTTCTTCTTGTAATCTTTGTTCTTCTTCTAATTTTTGTTCTTCTTCTAATTTTTGTTTTTGTAATTTTTGTTCTTCTTCTAATTTTTGTTTTTGTAATTTTTGTTCTTCTTCTAATTTTTGTTTTTCAAACAATTCTTTTCTATTTTTTTCTAATGCTTCTAGTCTTTCATCTTCTTCTGTTTTCATATTTTTAAATAATATATTTTGTTTCTCCCGATCAGCAAATAATTTATCAAAATCATCATCAACATTTGAATCATATTTTTCGTCTATATTATTATTTAATTTATCAGCATATAATAATATAATTTTACTCATAACAATATTGTTGATTTCATCTAATGTACTAGCATTATTATCATCAAATATTTGTTGAATGTTTTCATTAAATATTTTTTTATATTCATTATCTAATGAAATATTAATTTGATTATTATTAAATACATGATCTTTTATTAAATCGTAAACATGATCTTTATTTAAATCAGAGAAAAAACTATCATACAATGACATATAATCTATAATGATAAAATAATTCTTACATAGATACGCATAAACATTTAATATATTTTTCTAATGTATATATAAATGAACAATAATAATATATGGGGACCACCTGCGTGGACTTTTCTTCATACAGTAACTTATAATTATCCTGAGAATCCAACTGAGGATGATAAACGTAATTTTTATAATTTCTTCGATTCACTTCAAAATGTTCTTCCTTGTGAAAAATGTAAAGGACATTATAAACAAAATATTCAAAAAAATGATTTAAAAAAAAGTTTAGGATCACGTGAAGATTTAGTCAAATGGTTAATTGATTTACATAATGATGTTAATAGAGATAATGGTAAAAAGATATGGTCATATTCGGATGTTTTTAATAAATATCGAGATATGTATAAATCTGATAATATAGTAAATAAAGTATTGATATTTGTAATAATTTGTATCGTTTCTATTTTAATTTTTTTTCTTTATAATATATATGATGGTAAAAAAGTTAGTCGTAAGCAAAGTTTTTTCTGATGTTGAAATGAAAGGAATGGAAGGAACTTGGATTGATGAATCTCATATTGAACATCCTGTTGTAAATGAGAGCACTGATGTATATTATATTGATGATAATGGTGATGAAAAATTACTCCTTAAATTTAGAAAAGGTGTAATAACTGACAATGAATTACGTATTGGTTGGCATTCATATAAAGATCTTGCTAAACCTGCACGTGGTCGTGGAGCCTCAGCAGGACCCATAGACTTTGATGGACAGTATTGGTCAAAACGTATCCCAATTAATTCACAAAAATGGATGACAAATTATCTCAAACCTGTCGGAGTTGAAATGAAAAATGAATATGATCCTATGAGTTTAGAAGATTTAATAGGTGAAGCAAAAAAATACGAACTTAAAGAAGATAAATATAAAGAAGTATCTAAAGAAGATTTAATCATAAATATAATAAAGAAAAGAGGTGGTGTATCATCTATGAAAGTAAATAATCAAGTAGCATCTATGCCTATGGGATTTTTTGATGCCGATAATAAAATGAATAAATTACCATGTCGTCTTACACATTTTACCCGAGTTAATTTTGAAAAATATGAACGTGGATTTTCATTTTTAAAAAAGATAGATAAATTATACAAAGAACTTACACCTGAAGCATATCAACGACAATTAGACCGTGCTAATAAGAAACCACTATTAAAGATACCAGATACAGCATTTTCAACTGTCACAATAAATCGTAATTTTAGAACAGCATTACATAGAGATGCTGGTGATTTTAGAGAAGGATTTGGAAATCTTACAGTTATTGAGCGAGGAAAATATCAAGGTGGATACACAGTATTTCCACAGTTCGGTGTAGGCATAAATCTGCGTAATAATGATTTTGTTGCTATGGATGTTCATCAGTGGCATGCTAATACACCGATGTATGAAACAGAAGGAGATAAAGAATATAATAAATCAATTCCAAAAGTGTTTAATGATAATCCAGATATTGGTACAGCAGGATTATATGAACTATATACAAGAATATCATTTGTATGTTATCTTAGAGAAAAATTAGTAGACTGTCCGGATAATATTGATCCACGATATCTAACTAAATCAGGACATAGTAAAATTAAAGATGAATAAATATATATATTAATTATATATGAACAATTTTTATAAAATAATATGGTTATGGTTATCTTCTTTTGGAGTAATGTTTGCAATATTATCATTTTTAACTGAAATAAATATATTTAATAATTTTCCTACTTATAAAAAAGGTTTAACTGCTATAATAACTGGTACTATTTTATTTTTTATGCCTTTTAAATTAATGTAAATTTATAGATTATTTAAAGATTTATAAATATAATACAGATATAATGGAAAAGTTATCTGTGATTTCTCTTTTCAGTGATTATACAAAATTTAGTAAATTATTGATTCATAATTTCAATAATATACAATATCCCAAAGAATTAATTGAATGGATTATAGTGGATGATTCTAAAGATTATAATGGAGATTTATTTCCATTAGAAGATAATATTATATATATTCATTTTAAACCAGATGAAATAAAGAAATATCTTGAAGATTGTTTTAAAAAGTTTGATGTATCTAAGAATGAAAAAACATTTGAGAATGAACGTAAAGAAGCAGAATATAATTATCATATTAATATTATGCGTTTACCTAGTGGATTTAAACGAGATTATGCTGTAGGTATATCATCAAATCCATATATACTTCATTTAAATTATGATTGTATTTATCTCCAAAATGATATTCAAAAGAAAATTAATATATTAAAAAAACAAAGGATAGATTGTCTTTATTCGAATTATTTAATCACATATAATGTTAAGAATCGCAGATTCGGTAAATTATCAGAATATAAATCAGAAGCATGTTTATTTCATACTAGAGATTTTTGGAATACTAAAGGATTTAAATGGGATAACATGTATAATGAAGGTGATGATTTTTATCATGGTCATGGTGTAGCAAGACTTCATTATAAAGAAAGTATTGTAATGTTAATAACTAATCATAATTTTAACACATATAATGTTGAGTGTAATTCTACTACACATTCAAATTATAAACATTTAGAAATGCCTGATATAGTTCATGATATTAATAATAAAAGATATGCACTTCAAGTCGAAATGAATGATTTATTTTATAAACAAAATCTTAATATTGTATGTGTAAATTGTGATTCAGTTATAGATAAAAAATTAATACATCATAATATTAATCATATAGAATGTAATCGCAATACAACAAATGAGAAAAAATTAATAAATGATATATCTAAATTGGGTAAAATTGATATGATAATTTTTAATACAATTAAAACATTTAAAAATGTAATTGATCATTTTGAACCAAAATATGTTGCATTAATTAATAAAAAAAATGAATATATAGATGGATATGATTTTTATAGTAATATTTATATAAAATTAGAAAAAAAAGATAATTAACGCAAAATTATTTTCTAATGTATAATATAAATGCCTTCTAAATCCATTGAATTGACTAATAAACTTTTTACTGAAAGAGCTTTTCAAATAGCTTTAGTCGGTGCTATACTATTTTTAGTTGTAGCACACCCAATCCTTTTTAACCTAGTTGATCGTTTATTCGGTATGATCGGTGTTCAACTTGGCGACACTTTACTTGTTGTAGTACATTCACTTGTATTCGCCATTGCTCTATATTATTCTGTATTAGTAATTCTTAAATTAGAAAATTAAAGTATTTAAAAAATATATTATTAATATAATATAGTAATGAATACAACCGCTTTACAGAATATTTTTCTATTACAATCATTAAATGAGAAAGATACATTTTCATTTAATGATCATAAATTAAATATTAATACTGATAATAATAATATTTTAGAATTAGAATATGGATTATATTTTACATTTCATGAAATATTCACTTTAATTAATAAAACAACATTAAACCGAAATGATATTATTAGAGATATTAATAATTCTATTGATAATTTATATGATAATGAATATTTCTTAAATTTAGAAAAAGAAAATAACTCATTTAAAGATGTTATGAGAGATATTTGTTTTAAAACTGATATGATTACCGAAAAATATTTACATAAATCTACATGTAGAATTATTTCAGATGATTTATTAAAACAATTATTAGTGAATATTAATTCACTAATTTATTACAAACGTAGTAATACAATTACTTATGAAAGTGAATCAGAAGAAGACGATGATGGATTTGTTACAGAAGATAATGTATCATCTAAAGATGATTAGATTTAATATGGTATATATCTAAAGTCAGAATAAGGATATAATTCAGTTATATATTTTTTATTATTCACGGTTATTTCTTCTCCTGATTGAATTTCTGAACATCCGCGTTCATCTAAACAATTATTTGTTCTCATTATAGGTAATTTTACTTGAATATGATCATTTAAAACAGTATAATAATTCCACATGTTTGATCCCCGATAAACTCTTCTACCATATAATGGTTTTACATCACTTGAATCTGTCATATTTTTTAACAATCCTATATTTTGATAAGCATTTGGTTCACCACGAGTTCGAATATTTATAGGTAATCCTCCACCCATTGTATAATTTCTTTCAGGACCTCTTTTATATTGTGGTGGAGAATCTGATTCTACTGGTCTATCTACTATAACTAAATTATCTTCTGTAACTTTTTCAGATTTAATATCTCTACTTGAAATAACTGGACAATTACAATCTTCTTTTTTTATTAAATTATCTTTATTTGAGTATATAGACAATTTATCTATAATCAAATATCCTATAATCAATAATATAATACATCCTAAATAGAATATATTTTTATTAATACATAATTGTTTTTTCATATATATAATAATTATATATAATTATTTTTTATCTTTATGAATATCTTTATGAATATCTTTATTTTTATGAACGGTTTTAACATTTGTAATAATATTAGGTGGTGGAGCAGGTGGTGGTAAACTGGGTGACGTAACATTAACCACAACATTTTGGTTTTGTTTTATAGGTTTTATAGGTTTAACTGGGGGAGGAGGTGGTAAATTACTTAAATTTCTTGAATTTATAAACATTTCAAATATTAAGAAAAAGATTACAGAACAAGTAAGTATTACTAATAATATGTTAGTATTATTATTTTCCATATATATATATATATAATAAATATATAAATTAATTTAATTATAATATATAAAAAGATATTAGTTATAATTATAAAATGAAACTGAATTTAATATATTGTCGTAATATTCAGAATCAAATTGGATTTAATAATGACCTTCTTTATAATATCCCAGAAGATATGAAATATTTCAAACATATTACTACACAAGAATATATTAAAAATCATAAAAATATTGTAATTATGGGATATAATACATGGAACTCTATACCAGATAAATTTAAACCTTTGCCCGACAGAATTAATATTATCATCACTAAAAATCATTTCAATGAAATGAAGTTTGAAGATGAAAATATTAAAGTATTTAATGATTTTAAATTTTGTTATGATTGTTTGAAAGATCAAGAAGAAAAAGGTGAATTATTAGGTGAAAAATTTATCATAGGTGGTGCTCAACTATATAATCATGTATTTTCTGAATATAATTCTGTAGTAGATAAAATTTATGAAACATATATTAATCATTCAGTAGATTCACCACAATTACATTATACAAATGTTGATTCTTGTAATTTCTCTGAAATAGATTTTAATATTCAAACATACAAATCATTTAAATTAATTAATAAAAAATATTGCGATGATCATGAGATTAACTTTATGAAAGATACAAAACATGGTGTAGAATATAATCTTTATCAAAATGAAAAAAATGTTAATGGTGATGAAAAACAGTATCTTGATCTAATGAAAGATATTCTTTATAAAAATAATATTAAAGATTCACGTAATTCTAAAGTAATATCACAATTTGGTGAAAAAATGAAATTTGACCTTCGTGAAGGATTTCCTCTCTTAACTACAAAACGAATGCCTTTTAAAACGATTCTTAGAGAATTATTATGGTTTATACGTGGTTCTACATCAAATAAAGAATTAAATGATAAAAATGTCCATATTTGGGATGGTAATTCAACACCCGAATTTATGAAATCACGTGGACTGAATTATGAAGAAGGCGAATTAGGACCAGTATACGGTTTCCAATGGCGCAGATTTGGAGCACAATATAATGATAAAAACAAAGAATATCTTAAAGAAGATGGTGTAGATCAACTCCAAAATGTGATTGATCTAATTAAAAATGATCCTACAAGTCGTCGGATAATATTATCCGCATGGAATCCAGTCGATTTAGAAATGATGGCTCTACCACCTTGTCATGTTATGATACAATTCTCTGTAGACAAAGAATTTTTAGACGCACAAATGTATCAAAGATCAGGCGATATGTTTCTCGGTGTACCATTTAATATTGCGAGTTATTCAATCCTAATGCATATTATAGGATCTATTACAGGATATACACCCAGATATTTTCATCATATATTAGGTGATGCTCATGTATATATAAATCATATTGATGCGATTTCTCAACAGATACACAGAATTCCATTTGATTTTCCTAAATTGATCATAAAAAATAAAATAGATAGTATTGACAATATTGATGAAAACAATTTTATTATAGAAAATTATAATCACTATCCTACAATTAAAGCAGAAATGGTTGCTTAGAAATTTATTTATTAACACTCATTACAAACGTGACCTATATAATCTCAATAAAATATCTTTCTTAGTAGGAAGCATGTCTATACTTTCATTACACATATATCCAATGGTTCTTTGTAAACGTGGTTTAACTATATAAAAGTAAGTAGGACACCAATGCGCTTTTATAATTACAAGATCACCGTCTTGTGATATAAATTTATCTTCTTCTATCCATTGTTTGACCATATGAGTATTGTTGGTCATATTGACGAAGTTCATAATTATGTGATTAAAAAAATTTAATAAACACATCAAATTTATTTTGATGATAGACATCAATTATATGATAAGCAATCGTTAGGACACAATGTTGATTGTATTTTATGTGATTCAAGAAATTCTAATAATTCATTTTTAGAAGTCCCTTTAAATAATGAGAACATGTTATAAGGTCCGTTATTGTCTATAAATTTAGGTATTCTCATATACACTCTTGTATCACCCCATCCATGAATTTCTCCCCAATAATCGTGTTCTTTCATAATATTGATTATATATTCTTTTCTTTTACTCTCTTCTGTGGGAATAATTTCATCCTTATTAAACATACCCATAAATTGTTCATAAACCTCGTATGTTAGATTTTGCTGAAGAAGAAGAAGTTGATCTCTTGATAGACAGTCCATTATTGAAAGTATTTTAAAATACCTTTATCCTTTATCTCAAATTTATCAAGTGCATCATTTGCTAATTGATCTGCCACTGCGTTTCCTAATGAATGTTCATCGCTTAAATGAGTATGTGCTTTAATATAATGTAAATGAGGTTTCATATCTAAATAAAGTTTGTATGTATCATCAATTAAATCAACATTTTGTTTTTGTTGTTTATCTTTATCAGTCCATTTAGGAAACCATTTTTCAATTACATTTATAGAATATTTAGAATCGGTATATAAATGAATAGGTAAATTTATATCATATTCTTTAATCTTTCTTAATGATTCATTTATAGCAGTTAACTCCGCGATATTATTAGTATGTTTGGGTACTTTTAATACTCGACTGATACTATCTACTCTACACAAATTATGATTAGAAAAGTAAACACCTATTGATGATAATGCGTTTGTTTTCCCATTATTACGACATGCTCCATCAGTATAAACAATAAATTTATCACAATTAATATTTGTCATATTTAACTTAACAATATTTTTTATTTGTGTTTTCAACATTTATTATAATAATATTAAATTGTATTATCAAATTTAATTATTGGTTTTTATTCCATCCAAAAAAGTATCTATATTATCGTCAGTATTTTCTGATTCAGGTTCTACATTTAATACAATATCTTTAGGGATAATAGGTTTTTTATCTTTATTATTTTCGCCTTCATTGATACTTTTAGTATTATTACAATCATTACTTTTATCTATATCTCTAACAGGAACAATAGGTATTTTTCTGTCAGGTCGTTCAACATAATTCTTAACATCTATCTTTTTCCAAGATTTATATGTACTTAAATTTTCTTTTTTTTTTAATAATTTATCACCAACATCTTCTAAAATATGTGATAATTTTTCTTCTTCAGATGGTTTATATATTTTACATTTTTTTATCCCATTACAAATTTCAGGTCTAATTATATCGTTATTTTTGAATTGGTAATCAAATCGTTTAATAATTTTTTCATCAATAGATGGTGCTTGTTCGATTAATCTGTCAAACTCTGAGCGACATATTTTTAAAAAATCTCCAGCAGGTTTCCTACGTTTTTCATCTAATGCTAATTCTACTTGAATATTTCTTGAATATTTTGACCAAGATACACCAGATGAACGGTGACCCTCCATTAATTCAGCATATCTTAAAAAATTTTGTAGAGTTGACAGAATACCCGCAAATATATTCACACCACCTACAATACCCATTGCTATTTTTTTTTGTTCAGTAGGAATAAATGAGTCCATAGCAAAATTAGCTGTTCCTGTTAACGTAGATAATATAATTACAGGTATAGTAAATCCATAATTACGACAACGATATTGTTTTTCTGATTTATTATGTAACCAACGATAACATGCTGCTTTCTCAGCCCATTCTGCTAATATTTCTTCTTGTTCAGGTGTCCATCTTGCTGCTTCTTTTTTTTTATTATCATCTTCGTGATTTTTTTTAGAATTTATTGTGGTATTCATATATATTAATTATTTTAAAAATTTTGATGAAATTAATAAAAATAATAAAATGAATATCCATCCAATATTTAACAATTGTTTTTTATTAATCATCGGTTTTTCATTAGATTCTTCTTTTATAACATTACATTCAGGTATTAATAAATTATTATCTTTTTTACCTATATTAGCATATAATGGTCCTAACTTCATACATTCGACACATTTACAGATAAAAGGGTATGCAGTATTTATATCGTTCATATTATTTATTATATTTTAAAAAAAATGCTGAAATAATAACAACAATGAATATTATAAATATCCATCTATATTGAATAAAATATATTTTATCACCTCGTTTAAGATTAAAATTTCTTACAGTATCACCATTCATTTCTAATACATATTTTGATGGTTTATTTATAGATATTGATTTGAGTGAGTGCGGTTGATTATTTTCTTTAAAACCAATTATATTCATATTTTTGTCTAAAAAAATAATATCTAATGGAATAAATGTATTTTTCATCCACATCGAATTAACTTTATATCCCATATCAAATAACATACCATATCTAGAATTTAAAGGGTTTTTTACATACATTAATCCTTTTACAGCGTCTTGACCGGATACAACAGATCCAAACACTATCATATATTATATCATATATATTAAATCACCATTTCATATTATTAAAATAGAAATATTCATATTTTCGGAAATCAAAGTTAATCAGTTGTTTGTGATTATATTCACGATCAAATCCACTCGATCCACCGTCTCTTCTAAAGAACAATAAATGATTATACAAATTACATGACAACATTTCAATATGACCCATACCTAGATATCTGTAACCAATATCAAATACTGTTTTCTGACCTTCATCACATAGATCATTGTATCTTTTCATTGCTTCATCTAATGACATAATAGTCCATTGACCAATATAAACTTCTTTTTTAGGATTACCTACAAATTCATAAAATGTTTTAAAATTACGATTCAATCCACCAGGAAGTTCAGGTATAGTGATATGACCAATTTTAAAATCTTCAGAATGTTCTTGCATGAAGAAAGGTTGGTCACTAGAATTATAATCATCTTTAGACAGTTTTGCATTTTTAAGAATATTATGGACTTTGCGAATTTGTTCTGTTTTTTGATTGATATGATTTGCCATATCAAATTTATGTGTATAAAATTATGATTAAACAATCTCAAATTTTAATAATATATCATATTATATATGAGGAATTACGTCCTTAGAAAGATTAGAGGAAAATCACATATTTTTTTTGATAAGAGAGGAAAACAATTAACAGACAAAAAATACATAGAAGAATGTTTATCTGGTGTTTATATCCCACCTGCTTATGACAATGTTAAAATAAATCTTAATAAGAAAGCAAAGGTTTTAGCGATTGGATACGATGATAAGGACAGACCACAATACGTTTATAATAAAAAATTCACTGAAAAAATGAAAAAGAAAAAATTTTATGATCTTTATTTATTCGGTATTCAATATGATAAAATTGTTAGAGATATAAATAAAAATCTTAAAATATCCCAAGATAATAAATTAAAACATGTTTGTATGATATTAAAGTTGATAATGGATTGTGATTTCAGAGTTGGTAACGATGAATATATGAAACAAAATAATTCATATGGTGTTAGTACATTAAAAAATAAACATGTGTTAATAAAAGGTGATAGTGTTACAATAGATTTTATAGGAAAGAAAAGTGTCCGAAATGTTTGTCGTGTTAAAGACAAAACAATAAAAAATCATTTAAAAAAAAGAAAGAAAACTATGAAAAATAATACCAGAATATTTACAGTTGATGGTGTAAGTATTCAATCTGGTGATGTAAATAGATATATAAAACAATTTGGTGATTTTTCAAGTAAAGATTTTAGGACATGGTCAGCAAATATTAAATTAATACGATATTTAATTGAGTCTGATAAATCTACAGTCGATAAAGATATAAAAGATTGTGTTGATAAAGTTGCTGAAAAATTACATCATACACCTGAAGTATGTAAAAAAAATTATATATTTACTGAACTTATTGAGTTTTATAAAAGAGATAAAACCAAATTCACAAGATATTTTAAATCAAATATACACAAAAGATTTACGGAATTTTTAAAGAATAATTATTAATAGAATATTTTCTTTTTTCCATCTAATTCACCTACAATATCTCCTACATCACCATCATCCAATAATGTATAAATTTTTGATTTAGGATTATTCTTTTCTACAACATACTTTACACCTTTAATTTTTTTAGAAACATATTCAGGAATATCTTTATCTGAATCATTATCAGATGCTTCATCATCAACTGGTGTTTCATCTATATCCTCTTTTTTATCATCAATTTCTTTTTCATCAATTTCTTTTCCATCGATTTCTTTTTCATCATCTTCATTAATATTTGAATCAACATTAGTATCATCTACTAATTCACATGATACTTGATTAGATTCTTCTTCATTAATTAATTCTAATTTATAATTTGCTTGATCTAATTCTTTTTTTAAAGAAGTAATTTCTTTATTGAGATTACTGATTTCTTTGTCTTTAGCTTTTAACATACCAAATTTATTTTCTTCTTCTTTAACAGATGTTAATTCATCAAGATGACCTTGATAATCATCAATAGTTTTTTGCATAATAGACATATCTTTGTCTTTTACAGAAATTTCACTGATAAGTTTATTATTCATTTGGTTTAGAGTTTCATTTTTCTTATTTAGTTCATCAATGACGCCGTTATCAACAGAGTCTAAATTAGTAATAACTAACATCAATTCATTGACTGCTGATAGAGCACAATTTTTCTTTTCATAAAGTGAATCCATTTTTATATAATATATAATTAATTTTAAATATAAATCAAATTTTTTATTATAATAATATATAGTATGAGTAAAAAAAGATTATCTAAAAAGCGTAAGAAAAAAACAGTTTTAAAAAAATCTGTTTTCAAACAAAAACATTGTTCATTAAAAAATAGTCATAAAAGTGATACTTGTTTAGATGATAGATTATTGATTAAAATAGGAAATATTCTTAATCAATATGAAAAATCAAATATAATTATAGAAAATTCTCGTAAAAGAATACATAAACAAATATCTGATAAACTTTCAGAAATGTCACAATGTAATTCTGAAAAATGTTGGTTAACGATTCAAGAAATTATTAGTCGCTTATCACCAGAAGAATTAAAATTGTTTAAAGATAGTTTTAAACCTAAAAAGCCATCAGAATGGGATAAAGATCCTAATACTTGGTTAACGACATCACAATTAAAATTAATTTTAGAGCAATTAGAACAGAAATACTCAAATTTTAAAGAATATGGAGCATTACCCATGGATTTTGAGAAAAGACATCAATCAGGATGTATTTCAGGTGATTTATGCAATATAGATTTAAATAAACATTTTAGAGAAAAAAAACACAATATAGGTGTTGTATTTAATTTAGATGATCATGATGAACCTGGATCACATTGGACTGCGATGTATGTTGAACTATTACCACGCTGTAGAGAAAAACCTTCAGCATATTATTTTGATTCAGTAGGGTCAAAACCACCAAAAGAAATCAAAGCATTGGTTGACAAATTACAAGATCAACATCAATCTATTAAAGGGACGCAATTAGATTTTCTATATAATGATATACAACATCAAAAAGAGAATACAGAATGTGGTATATACGCATTACATTTCTTAGAAACTATGTTAAAAGGTATGGATTTTGAAAAATATATAGAAAATAAAAATAGTGATAAATATATGGAAAATTTCAGAAATTATTATTTTATTGATGAATAATTATTAATAGATAATTATTGATGAATAATTATATTTGTTAGTATATATGTTTGATTTATATGGTATTTATGATACATCTGAAATAATGATAATAGTATTAGTTATAATCATTATAATATTAATTATTGTGATAGTTATATTATATTTTTCACCAATAAAAAAAGAAATTGTTAAAATAGAAAAAGATATAGAAGAAGAAATTGATGAAATAATTGAACCAGAAAAACCTAAAAAAATAAATAAAGATATTAAAAATAAAGATGTAAATAAACAAAATATACAATATTCTCCATCTGAATATGCTACATTATTAAAATATAACCCTATACTACCATATAGTGCTTTCACTATGGATATTATTAATAATGCATATTTAGATTTTAATGAAAAATCTAATTATGATGATAGATATTTTTCATTAGCTAACTATGATAATATATATAAATCTTATAATGAACCTCAAGATACCTCAATGGATTCAGATGAAAATCAAACAGAATCAGATAGAGATAAAATAAGTAAATTATCTAAAAAAGTTGAAAATTATAGAAGAACAAAAAGAGCTAAATCAAGTGATTCTGAATCATCTGAATCAACTAGTAAAACTGACTCATATAGTTCATTAGATTCTATGTACAATAGTAAATCTAATCCTAATCCTGATATTAATAATTAAATTTGATTTTTTTTTAAAATATTATTAAAATGTATATTCATAATTTGTTATTTCAAAACTATATCATATACAAAAATTATGATAAGATTTATAAAATAAAATGTGAAAAAAATTATAATATATTTATAAACTATCTAAATTTAAAAGGATATTATCTAAAATAAGTATCAATATCATCATCTAATATTTTATTTTTTTCTTTATCTGACAAAGATAACCAAATTAGAGCTTCAATCATATTTTTATTAGCAAATGATGGTGTATCAATATAAAAGTCACGTATATCTTCTTCTGAATTATTAATGATATTATGCATACGATTATCATATTTTTTAAGATTATTATTGTGAATTTTAATAATATTATCACATTGTATAATAGCACCTTCCATTTTGTCTAATCTTCGTTTTAATTTACCTTCTTCCGATAATGATTCATATGATTGTGTTTTCTGAATAGATGTAGCTAATTTAAGTGGATCCCAATATTGGTTTGTATTCATATTTATATTAATATTAATATTCTTTTATTTTTAAATCAAATTTATTTATTATATAATATATATATGATATATAATTTAAAATCAGATCAATTACAATTAACTTGTATTAATTTAACAGAAGAGATAAAACGTGGTGAAATATTATTAAATTATCCTGAAATAACTGTATTTAATAGTAGTATATTACCAATTAAAGGGACAAGTAATTTTTTAGTGGCGAGTAGAGGATGGTATGGTAATGTACGTTCATGGGATGGGATAAATTTTGTAATATTATCAATATTTAATAAACATATGAAGAAAATAAAACAAAACATATTAGATGTAGATAAGAACATATTAAATGAAAATATAGTTAGAAGAAAAGTTTTAAAATTTAAAGAATTTAAAAATGATAAATTTGTTATTCATGAAGATAGAGCAGGTCGTTTAGGTGGTCCTGAAGATCCGCGTTTATTTTATCATGGTAAAGATATTTATATATTAGTAAATCAATTAAATCGTAGTAGCAAATATTCTTCGCCACCAAGACATATGTTTGTATCTAAGATAAATATAGACACACTTGAATATAGAAACAGATGGCAAAAATCCGAAGGAATACAAGAACATCAAAAAACCCCCATATGTGAAAAAATATCTACTAGTTTTGAGAAAAATTGGGGATCATTTAATTACAAAAATAAATTATATATGTTATATGATATAAATCCATTAAAAATTATGGAGGTTGATAAAGATTTTAAATGTAAATTAGTATGTAATATAGAAGATAAGATTTTAAAAAAAATAGATCAAAGTTATCCTGATTTAGGTTTTCATTTACGAAATTCTACAAATCTTGTTAAATTAAGTGGTAGTAAATATCTAGGATTAGGTCACGCTGTTTTAGATTATAAAGGTCATACTGATATAAATAAATTACTTATTCCGTCTTTAAAAAAATCATCATATTCTAAAATTGATAAAGAATATTTTAAACGTTTCTTTAAATTATATACAGGATTCTTTTATGTATTAGATATGGATAAAAAAGATATAGTAAGTTTATCACCATTCTTTCAGTTACCTAATTTCGAATCAAAACAAGAATTAATATTCTTTCCTTGTAGTATATTCATTGATAAAAAAGATTTTGTAAATATTTCATATAGTGTTGGTGATAATAGATCATATTTTGTTAAATTACATTTGAATATTGTTAAGATTTCACTTTATGATAAAAAAAATATTGATTTCCAAGTTAATCATAATATTAATCCTAATTATTATTTAGAATTAATAAGAAGTATACGTAAATTATTAGGATATTCTATATCTAAAAGAGAATATTATAAATTTAAAGATGTTGAAAGGACATTGAAAACCGGTAAGAAAACTTTGAAAAAGAAAAAATCTAAAAAATCAAGATAATTCTCTTGCTGATGGATCTACTTCATCCGTCCAATTAGGTAACCAAAAATATGGTATCACATTTGCTTTATCTGGATAATAACCATCAAATATTTTTCTGTAAAAATAACTTTCTTTTAGAACGGGTGGATTAATTTTATAAGTATTTTTATATCTATTGAATTCTTCATCAGTAATTATATTATTAACATATTCTTGGATCACTTTGTGCCAAGATCTATCCTCAGATGAACATCCATCTGAAAATGCTTCTTTAGGTCTCCATAATACTGTATTTGGGATAATATTTTCTTTTTCGAAAGCACTTCTTAATAAATATTTTTCAGGTAATCTATTATCTGAATTATACATTTTTAAACTTGGATCTATGGTCATATAATATTCTACAAATGATTTATCTAAGAAAGGTGTCCGTGCTTCAAGACTCCATTTTGATGATACAGATCGATCTGATCGAAGGACATCGAAATACTGAATATTAGTTAATAATTTATTACATTCATTATTAAATGATTTAGAGTCTGGGGCTTTACCAAGATATCTATATCCACTTTGTTCATCACTTCCATCACCATTAAAAAGAACAACTATATCAGTATGTTCTTTAATATATTTTGCTACTAAATAATTGCCTACACTAGCACGGACTGTAGTTGTATCATATGATTCGATATTATAAATAACATCTGGGATAGCTTTAAGAAAATCTTCTTCTGTACATTCGATTGTATAATGGTCTGATCCAATATAATTAGCAACAACTTGTGCATGATACAAATCTGTTGATCCTTTTATACCAATAGAAAATGTTTTTAACGTGGTTTTAATATTATGTTCTTTGTATAATTTACAAATAATACCACATACTAAACTGCTATCTAATCCTCCACTTAATAAAGCACCTATAGGTCTATCAGATAATAATCTTTTTTTTACAGCATTCGTTAATTTATTACGAATACAAGTTAAAATAAATTCTTCAGGTTGAAATTTATTTATTTTAAAATCAGTATCATGATATTTTTTTATCATAAAACATTTTTCATTATATTCTAAATATGACCCTGTATCAAATTGTTTCACATGAATACATTTATCATGAATTGCTTTCATTTCCGATGAAAAGAAATATTCTCCTTCTAATGTCTGTCCTATAAATAATGGACGAACACCATATGGATCTCTAGCAACATAAACGGTTTTTCTTGTATCATCATATAAAACAAATGAAAATACACCATCTAAAAGTTGACAGGTTTTTTCAATACCATATAATAGATATAAATGTAAAATAACTTCACAATCGGATGAAGAGTTAGTCACAAATACATGTTCTTCTCTTAATTTTTTATTATTATATATTTCACCATTACATATTAAATATATTGATCCTAATTTGAATGGTTGCATACCATCATCTGATAAATCATTTATTGCTAATCTATGAAATCCTAATATGATATTATTAATATGGATTAATCTAGAAGAATCAGGACCCCTTGCTTTAATTTTATTAAAATTATCTAATAAATCTTCTTTAGAATATTTATTACCTATGTAAGAAAATATACCACACATATTATATGATATTATAAATATATCTTTAATTATTTAATTAATTCATATAATTCATTCATGAGAATCGATGCTTTTGAAAATAAATTATCATTATCATTATCATTATCATTATCATTATCATTATCATTATCACCATTACTGAATCCTTCGAATTTTGTAAATTCTTGTTCCAGAACCTTTACATCTTGTTCTAAATTGTTTAATCCTGTTCTTAATTTATTTCTAATATTATCAGATTTAGTTGATAACATCGGGTCATATGCTTTAACCATTGATGCCAATAATGATTTAGAATTATATATTTGATTACTTGATGAACCAGGTGGTCCAGGAGGTCCTGGGGCTCCAGGTGGTCCTGTTTGTTTTTTATCACTTCCTTCAGGTTTAGTTTTTGAAGGTGGATCAGTAGGTTCAGATGGATCAGTAGGTTCAGATGGATCAGTAGGTTCAGATTCTTTAGGTGTTGTCGTTGAAGATTGTTTTTGTTTAGTTACACATTTTCCTTTACTGAAACTCCATACTGAACCAGGACCAGAACAATTAGGTGTATAACAATTAGTTTTAGAATCTGTACCTTGAAAACATCTATCATAATAATATATTCTATCAAATATTACATACATAAATATAAACATTGTAATAAATACATATACTCCATCACCAAGTGTTTTAAATAAATATCCAAAGTTAAAATATGAATATACAAATATAGATGCAAATATTATAATATATACAGATATTAATAATATATATATAATACTTATACTAGCTTCTTTTCCACCTTCTGATTTAATACAAGCATGTAATTTATATTTATCAACAAATTTACCTATGAAAGGCATATATTTATTTATAACTTTAACGTGTTTAGCATTTACAAATATATAATACAATGTAAATATTATTAATATCGTCATCATAATCCATAATGTTTCTTTTTTCTCTGGGATATGTTCATTATTTATATTTATGTTCAAACAAGATGACATATATATAATATTATATAATTTTTTTTATGAAGTTTATAATAATGGGTTATTAAGTATATTTTTATCGTAATGAAGTTGCGGCGGCAGCTTGATTGTTACCTGTTTCAGGTGATGATGGACCATTTTTTACCATAATTAATACTAATACTAATACTAATACTATTATAGGAATGCGAAATACCAAAAAACCAAGAAACCCATCCCATTTATTCATTTTATTCGGGCGGACAAACCAATAATACCATTTGTCATCATCTGTTAGGTATGGTTTACTCTGAAGATATCCAGGAACTAATAAAGATATAATAAGATTGACAATATATACTAATATAGAAATTGCTATTAATACATTTTTCTTGTTATTCTTACACATATCTATTATAGTTCTTAATTCAATGTATATATTATAAATACCACCATTTCTATATATAGCAACAATTATAAATAATATTATCATTAAAGTTGTACTATTTTTGGTAATATCATCCATATATTTATCATAATCATTTTTTCCATCATCCAATGTTTTTGATACAAATGCTACAATAATACTTGTAAATATATTAAAACAAATAAATCCTATAACAGTTATTAGCATTATTTCAAGTGATGTTTCAGTATTTCCTACAATATAATAATAACATGTTAACAAAATACCTAATGATACTCCACTCCATCCTATAGCACTCTGTATTGTCCCATCTGTACCTGATGTATTAAATGTCCAAAGTCTTAATGGACGCATAAGTGAATCTGGTAATAAATCTTCAGTTAAATCTTTATCATCAATTGATTCTGTTGGTGATGTTTTAGTTAATTCATAACTTACATTTACGGTTGGTTCTTTTGGTGTTGTAGTAGAATAATTCTCAAAATCGCCATTCAAACATGTTCCACTTGCTGAATCATAATATTCTCCTTCACCACCAGATTTTGAACACAATGTTTCTTTACTGCACACTAAACTATTACAATTTATTAAATCGACGATATTAGATATAAGTTTGTATAATACATATAAAAATAAAATGAAGAAATATATATTTAATATACTAGTTATTATACTAATTAATACTTCAAATACATTTTTTATACGTATAATCTTTATATCATTAATATTTTTATAATCTATAATAAAATGATTTATAACATTTAATCTATTGTATTTTACTACTATAATAATTACAAAAGATATAATCCAATAAATTAATGTACTAATATAATGCTCATAATTATTTCGTCCAATAATGTCTTGACATGATTGTTCATCTTCAATTAAATTTTTTGCATGATCAACTGTAAAATAGAATATAAACATCATTATTATAAAAGGTAGATGTTGAATTACATCTGCTCTTTCCATTGTTGCACACGCAGTTAAAGCATTTTTAACAAGAGATATTTGTCCGGGTTTGATTTCTGTACTCATATATATTACATAATATAATATTTATACAAATAATTATATTGGTCCTAATTCTTCCCATAATAAATAATGTGAATCATAATTCATATACATATCAATGAATTCTTTAATTTTTTTAAATATCCAATATATTTATAATTTATAATTATATATATTTTTATATTTAATATATATAATGAATTATACTGATAAAGTAATAAATATTATTGATAATTTAGATATGCCTGATAATATGAAAGGTAATAAAGAAATATTAAAATCAAGATTTGTTGAAGAAGTCGCTTATTATGAAAAGAAAAGAGATAAAACTAAAACATATTATAATGTATTCAGATTTATAGTTACAACTGGAAGTATTCTGTTACCTGCTTTATTATCTATAGGACAAATGGATCCAAATAAATTACCCAGAAATTTTGATCAAATATCATATTGGTCAACATGGTCTATATCTTTATTAGTAACTATAAGTAATGGATTTCTACAATTATTTTCATTAGATAAAAATTATTTTAATTATTCATTAGTAGTTGAACAACTGAAAACCGAAGGATGGCAATATTTCGGATTATCAGGTAAATATGAAGATCATGATATTCATGATAAAGAATCGTATAAAGATTTTTGTAAAGCAGTAGAAAATATCAAACGAAAACAAGTCGAAAATGAATTCCAAGGAAAAGGTAATAGCACTAAGAAAAAAAAAGGAGACGATAAACAATCTCCATTATTAGATTTCGATTTTGATGGCAAAATGAAAGAATTTATGGATAAATCTAAAAATAATGATATGTTTAAACCATTAGTTCAGTCAGTTAATCAATTAAGTAATGTTGATAATATGATATCTAATCTTAAAAATAATGTAGTTAATGATGTAAAAGATAATATTGTAGATAATATAACAAATACTATTTCAGATAATATATCAGATACTATATCAGATATGAATAATAATAATAATAATAATAATAATAATAATAATAATAATAATAATAATAATAATAATAATAATAATAATTCAGATAAACCAGTAATACCTGATAGAGATATAGAATCTAATTAATTCCTTTTTTTCTCTTTCTCATATTTGATAACTTCTTCATCATTTTCTAAGCACCCTATATTAGGTATCCATACACATTCTTCATTTCCTTCACACCCGGGTGCTGGTTTAGTTTTTTTGAATGTGCGACATTTATGTTTTTGTTTGGATGGGTTTTTATTAGGTTTAGTTGTTTTTTGTGTTTTAACTTGTGATTTCACGGGTTTAACTGTATCTTGATTAGAAATTTGTCCGTCATCATTAAAACATCCTTTTTTAGGTATCCATTTACATCCATCTACACCATTACATCCGGGTGGAGGTGATTTCATTCTGTATTTATCACATTTTCCTTTCGGTTTAATATTTGTTAATTTATCTGAATGACTACTGCTACTACTGGATGTAGAAAATATTTCTTTTTTTTTAGATTTGTCTTTAGATTTATCGTTAGATTTATCGTTAGATTTATCTAGGATAATATCATCTTGAACACTTTCATCCGTATCTGATGACATATCAGAATAAGAACTTAAATTATCCATAACATCATTATTAGAAATTAGTAGCGGTGATGATGATAATCTTTTTGATCTCCGGGGTGATTTATTAGATTTTGATGATGATGACCTAGATGATTTAGTTGATGATGACGGTCTAGATGCTGATGATGATTTAGTTTTCGATTGTGATTTTTTGGTTGATGGTGATGATTTATTAGATGATGATACAGATACTGATGCTGATACAGATACTGATGATGATTCATCTGGTATAAGTGATGATGATTTAGATCGTGATTTTTGTGACGATGATTTATTATCAAGCGGTTTAGATGATTCATCTGGTATAAGTGACGATGATTTCTTAGATGATGATTTCTTAGATGATGATTTCTTAGATGATGATTTCTTAGATGATGATTTCTTAGATGATGATTTCTTAGATGATGACGATGATTCATCAGGTATGAGGGACGAAGATGATGATGATTTAGTTTTAGGTGTAGGACCATCTAATTTATTATATCGTTGAATACCCACAATCAATGCTCTACTTATAGGATATAATAAATCATAATGATGTCCGCCTTTACTACCAACTTCATTAACATTATGGAACAAAAATATGTCGTTATCACGATTATTTTCATTAATAATATATCCTAAACCTGTAGTAGTATAATTATTTCCATTTGATTTATATACATTGATATTACGGTTTAATACGTGAGATAAAGCACATATTTCAGATTGTCCTCCATATGATGATTTATTACTCATATATTCTAAATATTGATTTACAGTTTTAACTGAATTAGGTAATCCACCACTTTCAATAGAATCTTGAATATCATCTTTAATAGTAAGTCCAGTGGGTGGTATGGGTCTGTCTAAATTATGTTTTAACCATTCTACAGATTTAATCCTTATGTCCATTGATAGTTTGTCAATTTCTTTCATATTTAATTTATAAGTAAATGGTTGTCTATCAGATATTTTAATTGATATATCTAAATGCATATTCTGTGCTACAGAATTAAAAAGACAAGCACCATTTCCTGCAGATCTAACATATGTTACATCATCTTCATCAATATTTTCTTTTCTAGACATATAAATTATATAATAAAAAAATATTTATATATCTATGATAATATTTTAAACATCTTTATAATGATTTGGTATATCAGATAAATCTTCACATCTTTTACATAGACATTGTCCATTATCTTCTATATTGACTCTAAGATATGGATTAACACATGACAAACAATATTTTAAAGAATGTTTTTCTCCATTCAGAATA